TACTACAACAGTTTGTTCGATTACTACAACAGGTTCTTCTTCTACTACAACAGGTTCTTCGATTACTACCACGGGTTCTTCTGCTACTACAGGTTCTTCTGCTACTACAACAGGTTCTTCGATTACTACAGGTTCTTCGATTACTACAACATGTTCTTCGATTACTACAACAGGTTCTTCAACTACTACCACAGGTTCTTCTGCTACAGAATTAGACTCACTCATTTATATTGTAAAAAGAGAGAAAAAAAATATGTATGTGACTAAATGTTTAAAGACAAGCCATTTCTGTATATTTTTGTAAAACACAATTTGGAACTATTTTTTCTTTAATTTTATCTAATTTTTGAAAACATTTATTAATAGTAACTTCACTTACTTCATCGTCTAAAATATGTTTAATATAATTTTTAGTATAATTCAAATGACATAATTGTGAAATAAAATAAATAATTCCGACTGCAATTGCTTGTGGTCGATTATCTGGAATTAAATTTTGCGAATCTACTTGTTTTGCAATAAATAATGCAAGCATAGTAAGTTCTTGAGACATTTTTAGTTTACTACAAAATCTCTCCATAAATACAATTGGACGAATAATACATAGTTGAGATTTATCATTTTCAAATCGATTTCTCTCTGAACTACGTAACATTTCTTCTGCTCTCGTGCATCCTAAAGAAGCACTTGTCTTATCGATTTTAAATATTTCCGCGATTTCATTTGCGGTTCTAGGACATCCGTTTTTCCAACATGCTAACCAAATAGATCCTGCTCGTGTTGCGCCACGATTCATTCCTCGAAACGTTTGTTGTTCATAGAAATCTTTATATATTGTCTTTGCATAATCGATAATTACTTTGGGAATACCACCATTTTGTGCCATTAAAGTAATGATTTGGAATTCGTCATATAATGCCTTTTCATTCGCAGGCATTGATTGCCATTTTGTCCATTTTCGAATGTTTTTCATTTCACTTGATGCAACTGAACCACATAATACTTTACATGCATAAGAAGATTGTTCTAATAAAGGATCGATGGGATTTCCACAACGAGTAGGATCATTTGCATGTCTATCGTCTGAAGAAAAGAATCGCCATTCAGGAGAATAATCCAGAATATGACAATTCATAACTCCACAATCTGTATTTGAACATGTCGGAAATCCATCTTCATTAAATACATAGAAACTATTACAACGATAACATACATCTTCTAAATAAGGGGTTTCGAGAGATTCTGGTGTTTTGTGATTATTTTTCTCTTGATCGAATGCTTCCCATAATTTAGATTTATCTATACTCGATAATACTTGTTTTTTCTTTAATGTTTTTTTATTATTCTGTCCTTTAATCGAAATAGGTTCTTCTTTTTCAGAAATTATGGATACGTTTACTATTTCTGCAATCATAGTTGTTTAAGAATAACTCACTTGTTATTCTTAATAAAAAGTCAATTTTATATTTATTTTTATATTGTTTTACACATTTCTTATATACTCAAAAATATACTTGTAAATAAACATATTGATTATTTTTTTCTTAGTATTTTTTTAGTTTTATTATATTTTTTTCCTATTTTTTTCTTAGTATTTTTTTTTATATTTTTCATTTTTTTATATTTTTTGGTTTTATTACCCCCTTTTTTAAATAATCTATTTTTTGTCGATTTTTTTTTATTTGCGCCACCTATTCGTTCATCAATATTTCCGCCATTGAATATATCAAACGTTGTTTTTACAACTGGTGCATACGTTTCAATAAGCATTCTCATAACCATTTTATCCTTGATATTCCCAATACGACCCTTCATTCTACCAAAAAAATTTCTAGATTTATTATTATTATTATTATCATAACCAGCAAGCAATATTTTTTTTAATTTTTCTTTAAATTCAGATAATGTCATTTTAGCACTACTCCCTAATAATTCCAAAGCAATTTTTGAAAATTCTTTTTTTGTAGCATCATCTATATTTTCAATTTTTTTTGTTGTTTCATCATCCTGTTTAGTTTCAGAAACTTTTTTTTCTATTTGATTAATAATTGCATCTATATTCTGATTATTATTTACATTATCCACTTTATTATTATTTAGATCAGTATTAGTATTTTCATTAGCATTAACATTCGTATTTGTATCAGCATTCGTATTTGTATCAGCATTCGTATTTGCATTAACATTCGTATTTACATTAACATTCGTATTTGCATCATTATTAGTATCTGTATTGTTTAATACAGTTTCTACTACATCTTTATATTCACCATTTTCTGAAAAAAAAACTTTTGGATCATTTCCTTTTATACTTTTAATTACTGCTTTCACTCCAGTTTTACTATTATCATCCTTAATAAATTCTAACTGCGCATCGACAATTTTAGATACCTCATCCGTATTAGATGTTTCATTGATTGTAGGAGGACTATTTGATTCTTCTTCTGAATCATCTTCTGAATCATTATTCTCTGATTTTTTTTTGGAATCTTCTTCTGAATCATTATTCTGGTTAGTTTCTCCCATTTTATTATCATCGCTATTATTTCCGGGATTACATTGCACTTCTCTAAAATAATCACTATCATCATTTAGATCCACGTTTCCATCGGAAAAGTAATGTGTATAATAACTTTGATCCCCATGTCCCTGTAACTTTGTTTCAATATAATTTCCAAGATATGTTAATTTATCTTTTGTAGTAAAAAATTTTTCGTTTGGAAATTCTCCTTCTTTTTTAATATCTTCTATTTTTGCATTATATTCATAACATTTATCTGTAACAAATTCTTCTGGTTTTAAACGAAATACCTCAACCATATTAGATGTAGGGCTACTATTTTGATTTTTTGTATTATCTTCACTAACATTTTCATTTTCTTTCGATTCTTTATTTGATATGTTACAATCCACTTCTCTAAAACCAATTGGTTCTCTTTCAGAATCGGTAAATGTTATATCTTCTACCCCGTTATTAAATGTATAATTGTAGTTTGTATCTCCTCCAGAAACTTTTTTTATTTGTTTTATATATTTTCCAGCATATATCAATGGAGATTCTTTTGCATAATATTTTCCTTCTTTTTCATATTTTCCATATTCATAACATTTATCCTCTTTATGTTTTTCAAAATGTTCTTTATCATATCTAAATACTTCTATTTTTTCTTCAGACATAACTATACAGTGTATCGATAAAAAAAAGTTTTATTATAAATAATTAAATTAAAATTTTTTAACAAATGTAATTATCAATTTTATCAAAATCTATATTCATACCATCTATTCTACAAACAAATCCAGTATCTGCACCTAACCATTCTACATGATATTCTGAACATTTTTGTAAATAACGTAAATTTATTTTTTCTTCGCCATCTCTCGATCTTTTTTCCATTCTTCTAAAACATTCTTCGTAATCGGTATCTAACCAAATCATTCCGTCCACTCCATATTCTTTCAACGCTTCTGTTGCCATTTGTAAATATATCTGATATTCCACATCTTCCATCAATCCTTCTTCAAACAACATCTTTGCAAAAATATGGTAATCCGCATCTAAAGATCTTTCCATCACAATTGTGGTAACTTCTTCATCTATATAACTTAATGTCTCTTTCAATAATTGTAAACGAGATTGGAATGCCATTATTTGAAATGCAAAAGAATATTTTATCGGATTATCGTAGTATTTTTTCAACATATTCACTCCATTTTTATCTTTGATATTTTCCCATAAATTCAATGGTTCTAATAAAAACAAGAAACGACGATCATCGATATATTTTTCTTGCAATTGTTCGATCAATGTAGATTTACCTGCACTTATATTTCCTTCAATTGAAAGAAATCTAGGTTTTTTTCTCTCGATCGAAATCGAATCAGATATAATCGATATTTCAGATTTTGTTTCTAAATCGAATTCAGATTCAGATTTCGGAATAAACCCTGGATTACCATTTTTATATAAACTACACACTAATTGTGAAATTCCATCTATACTAAAATAAGATGTATTCATTCTTGGTTCTAACTCTGACTCTGATTCGGAATCCAAATCCAAATCAGTTTGAAATATAATACGATTTAAGGCATTCATTGTAATGGTTTGTTTTATGATTGATTGTCTTTCTAAAATATAAAAAAAGATTCTTCAATTTTTTTGAAAAATCATTGGTTTGTTTTTACCATAAATGAATAATTGCCCTAATTCACGATGTCTTTTATAAAGAGTCTTGTTTTTTTCCATATTTTCTGGCGTTTTCATTTTCGATAAAATCACTTCAAATGCATCGTCTACATTTAAAATCTGGTTATTAGATAATCCGCTTTTTAAATTCTCTTTTGTTCCATAGTTTTTCAATGCATCTGCTAATCCTTCTCCATATAAAACCATATCTATTATTTCTATAATATCCATTTCATCTACGACAAGCGTTTTTAATGTATTTAATAATCTCAAATCGTGACTAATGTTTTTTTGTTGACAACTATTAATCATTCCGTAACGCGGAATATCAGACAACCATATAAATCCAATATTTTTTCCACAATCGCAATTTTTTAATTTACAAATATAATCATAAATATCTTTTGAAGATACATTTTTATCTTTGAAAAAACATCTGCCATAATCAATTATTTTCGCAATATATCTGGATTTAAAGCTTATATGTTCTCCATTAATATAATAATTAAAAAGAATGTAGTGATTTTTCACTGGTTCATATAATAAAATATTTTCTAAATGTAAATCGTAATGAGTGAAATTATTTTTTAATTCCGATAACGCCATATATATTTGAAATAAAATACATAGTAGTTCATCTTCAATAAAATTAGAATTATTTTGTATATAATCAAATAATGTTTTCGCTTCTGAAATATGTTGGACTAATAATGCAATAGACGGATTGTTATCACAAACGTGTTTTAATAATACTGGAAATAGTTCGGTATTTTCTTTGGGAGATTGATAATTATTATTTATTTTATATTCTTCCACAGAAGAAATCATTTGTTTCAAATCTTCTTTATTTTTTATAATAATATTAGTTGCATCATATACTTCGTATGTTTCGAGAAAACATGGATAAATTATATTTTTATTATTAATGAATTTACCTACCATATATTCATATACTAAATTATCAGGAATATCTAGTGTATTATTATTTGTGGGTTTTGTTATTTTTAACACAGCATTTGCAATATATCCTTCTTTTTCATAATTTAATTGAAATACATCACCGTTCATGGATTCTGAACCTATTTTTTTCATTGAATCTACATATTCAAATGTATTAAATCCGGAAAAAAATCTATGTATTCTTCTCGTTTCAATTCCAAAAGCAATACATAATCCAGAATCTAAACAAATCTTGTTTAAATATTCTAAAGGTTTTCTATTTTTAAAAATCTCATAACTTCGTTTCGTTCTATTTTGATCTATTTTTTTGGTTCTTTTTTGTGATTTTGCGGTTTTTAATTGATATCGAATACTTTTTTTGAAATCGCGTTTATTACTGTTCATTTATTATATTCTATTATATATAATATTACATTTTTTTTATGGAAAATCCGTTGTGTAAATATAAAAATCTACTTGGAGAACCAGGAAAAGGATTTCATTCTTATCGTTTTCTAGGGGTTTCTATCTTAGACGTATTAGTTGTGTTTCTAGGAGCAATCGGAATTTCTTATTATACTAAAATATCGGCATTCATTGTAATTCCTCTTGTTTTTCTACTAGGTATCATAGTTCATCATATGTTTTGCGTTAGAACTACTGTTGATAAATTATTATTTCCAGAATAATCAAAATAATATAATAAATATATTGTTTTAGTAATCAAAATAATATAATAAATATATTATTTTTACACTACATTTCTTAAAAAAGAAATAAGGGTTTAGGATATATGAAGATGCCGAACCATAAAAAAACTACAGTGGAACTTCCAGAAGAGTCTGACACTATTATTGGTTTGGAAAAAAAACGAGGAAGAAAATGTAAGAAATCGAATACTACTGAAATTTTACACGCATTTCAACTCGAACAAGACCAATTAGAGGAAGATCGAATTTCCACTGTAGAAAAAGGACAAGGTCATAATAATAGTAATGGGTATAATAAAAAGAATTTCGAAAATTTTGCATATCTTTCTCCTAAAGAACGTGCAGTTTTCGAAAAGAAATTTACTATTCCTAAAAATGTTCATCAAGAAATGTATTGTAAATTATTGAAAACAAAAAATAGAAAAATTGTTATTGCAAACGGTCCTGCTGGAACTGGAAAAACATTATTTGCAACTGAATTTGGAATACGTTATTTTTTGACGAATACATATGAGAAGTTGATATTTACACGTCCATCAGTTTCAGTAGATGAAGATTTGGGATTTTTACCTGGGACTTTAGAAGAAAAAATGGCACCTTGGGTTCGACCGATCTATGATGTATTGTATAATTTCTTATCTCCTAAAGAAGTTCAACAATTGATGGAAGAAAAAGTAATTGAAATTGCACCTTTAGGATATATGAGAGGTCGCACTTTTAAAAATGCATGGATAGTTGCTGATGAAATGCAAAATTCAACTGTATCTCAAATGAAGATGTTGTTAACTCGTTTAGGCGAAAATAGTAGAATTGTGGTTACAGGAGATTTACAACAATTTGATCGGGCATTTGAACAAAATGGTTTAGATGATTTTCTAAGGAAATTTCAAGTGAGAAAAGAAGTTTCTTCTTCTGGTCAAATTGCGACATTTGAGTTTGAAAAATCAGATATACAGAGAGAAGAAGTTGTGAAAGAAGTTTTAGATATTTATGATTTTTAATTTAAATAAACGTGTATTTTTTTCTCTCGAAAAAGTATAAGATTCGTATGGCAAAAAAATATAGTTATTCAAATAGCGATAAATCTATATTATATAATAGAGGAGTTTTGTATTTTATCTTTATTCTTGCTTTAGGATATTTATTTTATATTTTAACTACGAATGATTTATTTAGTCTCTCCATTTTTGTGATCATTGGATTTTTAACTTCTTTTTTTAGCAAGAATATGGTTGTAATTTTATCATTGGCCATGGCAGTTTCATTCATTTTTAAATTTGGCACTAAAATACGCGCAGAAGGATTTGAAAATGAGATGGAAGTGAATACAACTGAACCACTTTCTGAAATGTCCGATTCTACTAAAAAAAAATTAGAAGAATTGTTATTGGATAATCCACCAAAAAGTGAATAAATGGATAAGACATAACATGAATTTTCATCTTATATCTTTTTATGCACCAATTTGAGATGGTTGACCACTTGCATTATTACCTCTTGTTTTTAATAATTGATTAATTTGCGGTGTAAAACAAATACCTCCAGATGAATTAGATAACCCAGATGATTTTCCTATACAATTTGGACTACTAGATAATTGTGAAATGACATCAATGTTGCCTTCTAATCCATATTTAGCAGAATAGGACGATAATGTATCAAACGATTCAGGATTCTTAGGTGTTGTGTCCTCGAGTGAATTTAAAAGTAGTTCTAATTTTTTATGTTGTTTACTCGAATCGCCACTAGTCGAAGAAGGAGTTGGAGGAGAAGGAGTTTCAGAACCTGCACTAGAAAAAGAAGTTGCATCATAACTTCCATTTCCAGCGATTGTTTCTGCTCCTTCACGATAAGGAAACATATCTAAACTAGAATTTGATTGTTCATATGGCATATATTTACTTGATCCATAACTACATACAAACATAATGGAAATAAATAAAATCACAACCACTAAAAATTCTGGCGATAATTTAAATTTCATTATTATATATTGATATAAGATATTATGTTTTTGTCTAAAGATCAGATTTATATCATAAAAAATCAATTATTCAAGTGTATAAACATATAAAATATTTGTAAAATAATATTTAGTCTATTCCTATATTCTTTTTTACATTTTCAAAAATCGATGTAACCATTTCGGAATCTTTAGTTATACTGATTTGTTTTTCGCTTTTGTCTAAATACCATTTTAACATCCATTTGACAATCCCATCTTTCCATTTGTCACCCATCATCTTTTTTAAATAAATTATTACACACATATAACAAATACCCAAAATAGCTAATAGTATACACCAGTATACTAAAGAAGATTCGTATATTTCAAAAAGAAAATCCGGTTCTTGTCCAATTCCATTCCCATTCCCAACATAATGATCTACATTAGTTGTATTCGATGTTTCAACTGTATTTATTTTGATATTTTCTATATTTTCCATTTATCTATATCTTGGAAATTGGATAAATATATTGAGAGAAAAACACATAAATATATTTATATTCTTTAACTATTCTTTTTTCTAAAAACCATGAATCCACAAGAAAAAATCGATTTGAAGAAATTAGTGAAGAATATGCCAGATGAATATGTAGATAATACCGATGGTATTCGTGCCTTGAAACATAGTAAACTTATTCATAAAGATATTCAGATAATGGAAAATCTCAAAAAAACACATTCTGAACTTCGGACATCTAATCCTTTGAAATTTCAAGAAATATGTGAATCTGAATGTATATTCTTATTTTATAAATATACCGATATTTACAACAGGTTATTGAGAGATGAAATTGATTTAGAAATTATGGAAAAAGCATTAAAAGTTCTATATCAAATCGAAGAAGGTCAGATCGATCAACAAGAAGGTTCAGTAATTGTAGGAAAATTATTCCACGAAATATATGTAGATAGTGCATTACGTAGAAGTGATAATTTAGATAAAGCATCATCTTCAGATTCAGAAACAAAACCTAAATATGAAGGTATTCCTATTAATTGGAAAGAATATAAACAAAAATTAAATTCATAGATTTTGTTTTTTAATTTGTATTTGTGCACTAAAGTTACCTCTGGTTTTATATGTTTTATTATATTATAGAATAAATAAAACATATAAATACAATGAACTATTAAAGATAAAATGACAACCTTATATATTTACATTGATCCTGTGAATACAGAATTACGGGAACTATATGAAAAACATATAGTTGCACATAATAAGTCGATTACTTCTGATCCTTTTCCTAATTCTGGATTTGATATTTTAACACCTGATCTATGTAGTTTCCCACCAAATAATACTTTTTCTAGTAAAATGGTGGATTTTCAAATTAAAACAGAAATGCAGTATAATAGTGAACCGAGTGCATTTTTATTATGTCCTCGTTCTTCTATTGCTAAAACCCCTTTAATGCTAGCGAATCATGTAGGAATTATCGACAGTGGATATCGTGGAAATATTAAAGGTGCATTCCGTAACTTAGATACGAATAGTGAATATGTAGTGGAAAAACATACACGACTTCTACAAATATGCCATCCATCTTTATGTCCGATTCGTGTTTTTCTCCTTGATCAATTAACCGAAACTTCGAGAGGAGAAGGTGGATTTGGATCAACTGGTTTATAAATACATTTTTCTAGATCTTCTTCGTCTGTGTCTTTTATAGACATTAAATATGACTATATTAAAAATAATATCTGTATTTTCCTAAATATATTTATACAGTATATCTATGAAAAAGAAACATCTACCTCCAGATATACAAACCTATAAAGGTAAATTCAGATTACCTGCTCCCAGAATTTTCATGTATAAACCAAATAAAAAAGTAGTAGTGTTTGATTTAGACGAAACATTGGGGTCTTTTGGAGATTTATATCTATTATGGTCAGGAATCAAACATATTTTTCCTAAGTATTTGGATTTTCATTCTTTCACGGATATCTATCCAGAATTTCTCCGTTATGGGATCTTGAATATTCTTCAATTCATCTATGAAAAAAAACAAAAGGGAGAATGTTACAAAATGTATATTTATACCAACAATCAATGTCCTAAAAACTGGGTGCAATCGATATGTGATTATTTACAATATAAATTGAAGATTTATACTAAACCTCCTCTTTTTGATCATATTATACGTGCATTTAAAATTGGAAATAAATGTGTAGAATTAACCAGAACTACAAATCAGAAAACCTACGAAGATTTGATTTCTTGCACTCTTTTACCGAAAACAACGGAAATATGTTTTATAGATGATACAGAATTCTCTCAAATGAAACAAGATAAAGTATATTATATTCGTCCTCGTTCTTATTTCCACGGATTATCTTTGAACGAAATATTCGAGAGAATGTTTTCTTTTTTTCATAATAAACAAAATACTGAACCTACCTTATTATTTTCCACCGAATATTGGTTTCAATGGTTTTTATTAAATAATCGGAAAAATGTCATTTACGAAATGAAAATGGAAATTGAAATTGAGATTTCAAAGAAAATGATGTATTCTATCAAAGAATTCTTTATCTTATCTACTTATTATGAAAACAAACATAAAAAAACACGTAAACAAACAAAAACGATATCAGATATTCCTAAAATACGTTCATTAGATTCATTTCAAATATGACTGTTTACGGATAAAAGCATCCATTCTGCATCTGTCAATTTTTGAAAAACCAAACATTCATCGAACTTAAATTGAATAAATCGGTTTTGACCATTTCGACATAAAATCTGGATTCCTTCTTGTAAAAATTTAATGTCCATGACCATTGCGCCATTAGTAAGAGTATGAATCTTGTTTTTAATACGTATCCATCGAATATATTTACCTCGAAAAAGTTCATTGATTTCATCTACATAACGATATCCATCTAGTTTTTCCATAAATGGTTGAGCTGGAATCTTATGTTTTTTCAGAACATTTTGGATTTCTTTTGAGAGAATATTGAATGTTTTTTTTTCTAAATAGTGGGGAAGTTCAGAACTAGAATTCGCAATTTCTTGTGCCCAATTTTCCAACTCTATTTTAGACGGTAAATTAAGATTTAATTCTGGATTTGTTATTATTGTATTTATTATATTTTTCATGTATTTTATACATATAAATTTTTTTTTTATATGTATTTAGTTTACTAGTTGATTACAGATACTTGTAATGTAGGAATATTGGTATTTTTTCCAAAGTATTTGAAAATATCATTGATATAAATACCTACTATTGGAAATCGCACTAATTCTACCAACACTAAATTTGTAAATAAAATGAATCCAGTTCCAAAAATAAACGTAGTATCGACTTTTTTTAATGGATGGTATTTCTCTCTAAATGGATGAAACCGAATCATTAAAAAAAAACAAAGAAAGAATTGAACTCCTATATTCATATATTTCACATAAGTAGGTATAGTTGCAAAAATACCTAAAAAGAAGGCGAGGTATCCGATATATATCAAAAATAAAGATACCAAATAAATAGGTATTGCTACGTGATCAAATTCCATTTTATCTCTTATCTTTATTTGATATATTATTGTGATTTATGATTATTGCGAATAAATATATAGTGAAAGAATTCATTGGACAAGGTAAATTTGGTTCTGTATGTAAAGGAGAGAAATTAGGAGAAGTTTCTAAAACAGTTGCCGTGAAATTCGAATGTAAAGAAACTCCAATTCCTCTTTTGAAAATAGAAACGCGAATATTAGAATATTTAGCTAGAAATGGATTACGAAACTGGATTCCTCAGGTATTTTGGTATGGTTTACATGAAGAATATATATGCACTGTTATGTCTTATTTAGGAGAAGTTTCTCTTTTAAATATCGAAATTCCTTCTCTTGATTTTTTAACTAATTGGTTTCATACTGCTATTTCTATATTAGAAAAAATACATTTATATGGAGTAGTTCATAGAGATTTAAAACCAGCACATTTTTTATTTCATGAAGGAAAATGGGTGTTGATCGATTTTGGATTTGCTACTTTTATTTCAGAAGAAAAGAAAACGGAAAAAAAAAGGGAATGTATTTTAGGAACTCCGAATTATATTAGTATATCTGTTCATGATGGATTTCAACCTGGGAAAAAAGATGACATGATTTCTCTCGGATACATTTATTTAGAAAAGATCAGAGGAATTCTTCCTTGGTCTATTATTCCACAACATGAAAACCCAGAGAATTATCCAATGAATCATTTACTACATCCTTCTAATCAATTTAGACGATCTATGAAAGAATCTATTGATATAGAAGATATACCTGATTTACTTACCTATATGCAAAAATGGGCATAGATTATATTAGAACATAGATCCAAAAGATCCACCTAATAAACTATTGGCTGCCATAGGTCCATAATATTCTTGTTGTTGAGCTTGTTGCTGTTGAGCGGGAGGAGCGGCTTGTCTACTCTGAACGATTGGTGCAGGTGGAAACATATCAGTCTGCATATTTTCTAAATATTCTCCTTGACTTGGAGCATGACGAGAAACAGGTTGACTTACTCGAACATTACTTTTCTTTTTAGGACTTTCATCAGAGGATGAAGTTCCATTCCATAGTTCTACAACACGATCTACTAATATATTCACTTTAATACCTAGTTTGGTTTGAATACTTAACACAATCACTAAAAATGCTAATATCACGTTTGTGAGAGAAAAACTTTCGTATTTATATTCACTATAGGTAGGTAAATAAGTAATAATACGATGAATGATAATAATACCACAAAACATCACAATTAATTGAATTAAAATTTCGGCTAAAATCTCTAAACTAGATTTCTCAGAATCTGCTTCTGGAATAAATCGTTGGATTAATTTATTCAAAAGAATAATCGGAATCACTCCCATTAATGAATATTGAACAACATTTAATATTTCCGCTTTTCCTTCTTCTGTAGTGGAAAATACATGATTTATAAATGTTTTTCTCAATGGATTTGTTGCTCCTCCTGTAAATTCATCTTTTATATCCATTATATTATCTTATATGATTGGTATAGAGATTTTTTATTTCTAAACAGTATTATAAAAATCGGTTTATTTTATATACGATAAAAAAATGATATAAAGCATATATCATTTTTATAGTTATTAAGTTAAATATGAGTTCGGCACTTGCAAGAAAAAAAAGATCTGCAGATATTCCTCCATCTATTCCTAATTCAGCCACTCAATATAATCCGAGTATTAATAGTAAACCTACAAATCCATCGGTTAAAACATCTGGACTTACTTTACCTCAAGTCATTACTGTTATTGATACTCGTTTGATTACACTAGAAGCCTTTATGAAAGACAGTAAAAATAATGTATTGAATAGCAGTAGTGAAAAACAAGTAAATACTGCAAGTCCTTCTATGGATTTTGTGAATAGTATTCCGAATGAATTTTTAGATGAGATTGAAACTCGTTTTGAAATATTAGCAAAAGAAATTTCTGAATTGAAAGAGATAGTATTGAAATTACAATCCTATACTATGGAAGTAAATAAGACTTTATTAGAGGAACGCATTCATATTTTGTCTGATTTAGGAGAGAATACAAAAGAAGAATTCGTGATTCCTTCTGAAACCAACGATATTTAATATTGGTTTTGTTGATTTTGATCCCCATCTACTTGATTTTGACCCATAGAGTCGTTGCGCAACTCGTCTTCATTTCCTCCTCTATATATTCTTCTACCTTTTCTAGATTTGCGTTTCATTTTCGTTGATTTATTTTTCTTCTTGTAAACTTTAGCAGCATCTTTCATGGCATTCTTCAATTTATAATTCTTGTTTGTCTTGCGTCCATTCTTAAACATAGTTTTAACAAGATTTGTCCATTCTGTCATTTTTAGAGAATATATATATAACGTATATATTTATAATTCTAATAATTTTTTTTAAATATATATAAAAAACTTATGCTAAATTATAATACTTGGGTTGAATTATGGATTATCAAGATACTTCTGATAATTTATTAGAAAGTATTGCTAAACTAAAAGATGATTATTATTCTAAAAACCAGAAAAATACATTTTTTAAGAAAAACCAGAAAAATGATTGTGCTAATTTAGTATTATATAATATTGATAAATTTCGATTATTTAATAAAACATTATTTATTATACCAGATAAAAAAATAATTTATTTTGATTATACTTTTTTTAAGACCTATATGACAGCTGATATTTATGATGAATTTTTAGATTACGAAAACCAATTAACACATGAATGGATTCAATCTATGGAATCATATGAATTGCATTTAAATATTCAAAGTTTATCTATTTCCGCTTTTGAGAGATATAAAGGGTTTATTGAAAAAGTATTAGAACGATATCCTCCAGTTTCTCCTTCTTCTTTAAAAATGAGTAAATTATGTGTATATTATACGCCAAGTATAATTGAAAATATTCTTCATTTCCTTTCACCTTTTATTCAACATTTAAAAGATAAAATCGTTTTTTATTCTAAGAACGAAAGTCCAAACTATTTAGAAGAATTATTCAAAGTGTAAAAAATATAAACATGTTTTTATAAATTAAACATGTTTATAGAATGGATTTAGAAATAATAGAAACTGGAAAAACCGACATTTTTGTTTCGATTTTTCAACATATATCGAAATTCACTGAACATATGAATTTGATATTTGAAAAAGAAAGATTGTTTGTGCAAGCAATCAATACTTCTCATATTGTGATTCTAGAAATATATTTACCGAGTGAATGGTTCTCGAAATATAACACAGAAGGAACTAGAATCGGAGTGAATGCTTCGCTTTTCTACAAAGTATTGAAGAAACGAGAGAAAACACAGACAATTCATATTCATTGTGATGATGCTGCAAAAGATAAAATGAATTTTCATTTTACAGGACCAGATAAAACCATATTTGATAAACAGTTTGAAATGCCCTTGATTGAATTAGATACAGAAATATTAGACATACCTCATATAGTCCATCAAGCTGAATTCTCTTTATCGACAGATAAATTCGCAACTTTAGTTTCTCAATTGAAAGAATTCGGCGACAATCTAGAAATTTCGTGTTCAGAGGAAAAAATAGCGTTATGTTCTCACAGTAGTGAAAATGGAAAGATGTGGGCAGAGATTTCGATTGATGATTTAGAAGAATTTTCGATTGACGAAGGAGAAAAAATAAACATTGATTTTTCTCTTCGATATTTACATGATATTTGTCAATATCAACGACTTACTAAACATATAGAAATAAAGATCAGTAAGGATTTTCCAATGATGATCATGTTTCGTCTAGGAAATTCTTTGGAATCTGATGAATTAACAAATGAACGCACGGAAGAAATCGTTTCATCTTCTACTTGGAATGCGCCTCGTATGGTATTTTATCTAGCTCCTAAAATATCAGACGACGAGTAAAATTGTAAAAAATAATAAAATATATTTTATTTATCATTTTTAATCTAATCTAATCTACTTCTTCCATAGTAGAATCGATTTCTGTTACAGGTTCATTTACAACTCCAGATTCGATATCGACATCTTCATCGACGACATCTTCGTCATCTTCAATTGATAATCCAATACTGATTAATTTATGGATTCTATTACTAAATCTACCAGGTTCTTCTAAAGAAAATCCGGAAGTAATTAATGTCGTTTCATATAACATCCATACAATATCTCTTAAGGAATTATCTACACCTCCATCTTGTATATTGGATACTTTATCTAGTAAATTTTTAATAATGACATTATCTGCATTAATTTCAAGAATCTTTTTACTCATCATATGTGATTGCGAATTAGCATCTTTCAATGCTTGTGCTTTCATAATTCTCTCCATATTCGCAGACCATCCATATTCACTAGTAACTAAACAACATGGCGACGAATCTAATCGATCAGATACCGTTACCTTTTCTACTTTTTCGGCAAGTGTTTCTTTCATATATTTACACAATGCCTCCATACGAAGTTTTAATGCCTCTGTTGCTGTTTTCTCTTCTTCTGTCTCTGTCTCTCTAAGAGATAATCCTTCTTTGGTAATACAAATTAATTTCTTTCCATTATATTCTCTCCATTGTTGAACTAAATATTCATCTATTGTATCAACGAAAAATAAAACTTCCAAATCTTTCTTTCTTAACTTTTCTAAGAAAGGACTATTTTGCACTTGTTGTTGAGTTTCTCCTGTAATATAATAAATATTCTCTTGATTTTCTTTCATACGAGAAACATATTCATCTAAACTAGTCATTGTATTTCCAGATTTAGAACTAGTAAATCTCAATAAATTGGTCAATTTATCTCTATTTGCAGAATCTTCGTAAATACCTAATTTCAAATTCTTAGAAAACTGATCGTAGAACTTTTCGTATTTTTCGGTATCTGCGTCTTCTGCAATTTCGTTGATTAATTCAATGGCTTTTTTTACTAAATTTTTTTGAATCACTTTCAAAATCTTGTTTTGTTGTAAACTTTCTCTCGAAATATTCAAAGGTAAATCTTCTGAATCTACTACTCCTTTTACAAAAGACAACCATTCAGGTAAGAGATCTTCGCAATTATCCATAATAAATACACGACGGACATATAATTTAATATCATTCTTCTTCTTTTTATCACCACCATTAAACATATCATAAGGAACACGTTTCGGAATAAATAAAATAGATCTAAATTCTAATTGTCCTTCAATTGAAAAATGTTTTACTGCTAAATGTTCTTCCCAATCATTCGAAATCGATTTATAAAATGCAACATATTCTTCATGTGAAATATCTTCTGGTTTTCTTACCCAAAGTGCTTTTTGTTCATTTAAAGATTCCCAGCTTTTCGAAATAGATTTGACCGTTTTTGTTTTCTTTTCTTTTGGTGTTTCTTCTTCTACATCCTCTACTTTAGGCATTTCATCCTCTTCTTTTTTCTCAACTTCTTCTTCATCATCCGTTACTTCTTTATTTTCTTCCTTCTCAACATATAATTTTATTGGAAAACCAATAAATTCAGAATGTTTCTTCACCAATTCTCTCAAACGTGACTCTTCTAAATACTCCAACATATCTTCTTTCAATTGTAATTCAATTCTTGTTCCACGAGTCAGAACTATCTCTTCCGATTTAGATACGATAAATGATCCACCTGCAGCAGATTCCCATTTATACGTGGAATCTTCATCGTTATGCTTTGAATAAACAGTAACATTATCTGCGACCAAATATGCAGAATAAAATCCAACACCGAATTGACCTATCATACTCATATCTGCTCCTGCAGAAAGAGCTTCCATAAATCCTTTTGTTCCTGATTTAGCAATTGTTCCTAAATTATTCACCAAATCTTGTTTAGTCATTCCAATACCAGTATCTTCTAGCACTAAACATTTATTGATTTTATCCGGAATAACAAGTATTTCCAAATTCGATTCTGATTCTAAAACAGAACTATCTGTGAGAGAAATGTATCTGATCTTATCCAATGCATCAGATGCATTTGAAATAAGTTCTCTCAAAAAAATCTCTTTATTCGAATAAAAAGTATTGATTATGAGAGACAGAAGTTGATTAATGTCAGCGGAAAAAGCAAAGGTTTCGGTTTCGATTGTTGTCATGTTTTATTTTATATGCGCTAATTATATTTATATTCATTTTTAAATGATTTTTTTTATAATTACAACTTCTCTTATTTCGCACTTATTTGAAGAGAGAAAAATACAATATATACATGCTATTTCAAAAATAATAGAAAAAACAAAATATATTCCAAATTCTAAATGTATTATTACAGAAAATAATGGATTTAGAGAAACGTTTTTGAATTCTTTTGGAATAGATATTCTGTATACCACCACCAATCATTTACATTTAGAAAAAGGAACAAAAGAAACATATGATATTTTAGCTTGTATTAATAAATATGAAATAAAAGACGATGATTTTATTGTCAAAATAACAGGAAGATATATACTAGAAGAAGATTGTCCTTTTTTCAAAGAATTAGAAAATATAGATCATATCGATGCTATTCTTCGATATGATTCTTTTATGAAGCCTGCTTCCAAAATAAAAACCGGCGATTGTATAACTGGATTAATCGGAATAAGAGTAAAATATCTTTTGAAAATGGAAATACCATTACATCATGAAGTAATAGAATGGAAATGGGCAAAAGTGTGTAATGATATAGAAGATGAGAGAATTCGAATCATGGAATATCTAGGTATTTCGATATGTCCTGGTGGAATGCAGTATTTTTCGGTTTAAAATTTAATTGGTTTTTTCGTAGTTGCAATTGGAACTACATTCTGTTGACTGTGGATAGGTAATACATAGGCACGATCTAACACTTTATTTCTTTGAGATGGTATAGGATTCAAAATATTCAATTTAGTAGATGGATCTTCGCTTGGAATCGGTATATGGCAAGGGGTTTTGCTCATAAGATCAAATTGTATATATTTTATTTATATATATTATAAATAACCCAATAAAATGGAGGAAAAAAAAGATTATATCGATATAGAAATTCAAACAGATAATGAAATAAAATTACCTGAAAAATATGATTATAAAGATGTGGATAGAGCATTAGTTATCCAATATAATTCAAAACAGAATGATAATCATTCTACGATTTGTGATATTATTGCCATCTATCTAAAAGGACAAAAAATACTATATACGGAATCGAAAACCGTATGTGAACAACGTCTTACATTTCTCATGCTTCCTGCTATTTTTTTAACTGTATTAGGAAGTATTCTCTCTTTAGTATTAGCTGATCTTTGGTTTGGAACGTATCTAGTTAGTGGAATAGGAGGAGTGACTACTTTCCTTTTAGCTGTTGTAAATTATTTGAAATTAGATGCACGAGCAGAAGCACATAAAACAAGCGCATATAAATTCGATAAATTACAATCGTATGTAGAATTTAGTTCTGGGCGATTATTATTTATTACGTGCACTGATTCAGTATTAGATAATATTATTTCTAAAACCGAAGAAAATGTGGCTGAAATCAAAGAAACCAATCAATTTATTTTACCAGAATATGTAAGATATATGTATCCTAATTTATATAGTATTAATGTGTTTTCAGAAGTAAAACGAATTCAGAATAGAGAAATGTCTTATACAAATCAATTAAAAGACGTTATGAATGAATTATTGTTGCTAAATCATCAACAAGAAATATCTCATCTTCCTCTAGATCCTAAATTAATAGAAAAAAAATTAATATTGGAATCTTATCAAAAACAATTCATAAATCTGATTATTTCCATTAAAGATGATTATTTATTTATGGATCATATTTTCAAAGAAGAATTAGAGCGAAATCGGAGAGAAGAACAAGATAAATGGTGTAAATGTCAATATTTTAAAGTATAGACGGATTTTTTACAAAATCGTCACAATTAATACATTTTTCAAAAAGCCAGTCTATACGTTTATTATAATGATTTAATAATAAACTAGTATTGTTAACAGATTCTTCAATATTAGATGTAATAATGGATTCATTTGGTAAATATGTAAGTGTATATGGTATATTATTTAATACAGAGCAATGCTCACTAAATCCACTACCATGATGATAAAAACTGATACAATATGTATGAGATGACTTAGAAAGTATAATATAATCTATAATTGTAGATTCTAATTCATTAACATCATATATATGGTCAGTATGCACAGGGGGGGTATATCAATATAATCAAACCCAAATATTTTATTTAGTTTTTTTTTCAAAAAACAATTATTACTCATTATAATTGTATCTTTTCCTAATTGTAATTTTATTATTTCAACTAATAAATAATCTGAATGAAACTCTGTATTGAAATATTCGTCTGTGCAACGAATATGTAGAATATTATATTTTTTATTTTTAGTTAATTGATTCGCCTTTTCATAATATTCCGGTTTAAATGTAAAGAAATTATTTATATAGTATTTAATATCATTCGTTACTAAATATGGATTGTAATATAAATTAGTATATATTACACACACTTCTTCATCTGAACTTATAAATTTTTGTATGAATGGTATTAATTTACTTTCATCATTCTGAAATAACATATAATTTATAGATACATCAGTATACAAATGTGTTTTATTTTGAATTTCTAAAAAATTAGAAATTGGATGGCTATCTACAACTATTTTAAATTTTATTTTATATTTTTTAGCGATTTCAGCTAGTAAAATAGAACCTCTTAAAAAATCGCCAAATCCATTTGTCCGATCTAAATTATTAATAATTGTTTTATTAGAAACTATTTCATTTAAAGGTATTTGCAAATCTATATTTTCTTGATGTAAAATTTGCCGCGTTTGTTTTTTATTAATATTCGGGAATCTTGCTTGATTTTGTTGTTCCACTGGCAATTCGACCTTTTTTATAGTGGGTATTGGTCTTATATTTAGTTTAAACATAATACAATATATAATATTAAATATTAAATACTCAAGAACATAACAAATTCCTAAAGTTTCTCTCGTTCAATTCCTTCAAATAAAAAATGTATTTTTTATAAAGAGGAGAATGGAATTTTGGACAAATTTTATTGTATTTTTTGTAATACTGATTTTTTATCTACATTTACAACACGAATGGAAAAAAGGAGAAGATTTAGAAATATTGGAAATGGATTATATTTCGAATAAAGATTTACATGAAATTTGCAAATTAAAACAACCTGTTATTTTTCAAATAGATAATTTCAAAGAAACCGAATCACTTTTTCAATTTGTGCCAGAAGAAAAAGAAGAAGTCATTGTAAAAGATAATCATGATTATTATAAAGATTTAACTGAATCTATAGACGGTATTACACTTTCTTATAAAAGTGCGAATGGTCTTTTTGAAACGGATATACATAGTCGTTTTTTTTCTGAAAACAATATGGATTTTTTTTCTAGTAAGTCTTTTGATTCTCTCTTTGCACCACCTTTAACGGTTTCTAAATCATGTGATTATTGGTTTGGATCAGCAAATGCGTATACTCCTACTCGATTCCATACAGATAGTTGCCGTTTTTTAGTAATTCTTCCAGGTCAAGGTATTCGAGTGAAAATCTGTCCATGGCGAAATCGGTCTACCTTGAATCCAATGAAAGATTATGAACATTATGAATTTTGGTCTAAAACTGATATTTGGAAAAATAATTCAATTCGATGTCTGGAATTCGATGTAAAACCTGGATATGTGTTGTATATTCCCGCGTATTGGTTTTACAGTATTCAATATTTGAAAGTAGTAACAGAAGAAAAGGAAAGTAGAGTTTCTTCAGTAGCATGTTTTCAATATATTACTACAATGAATATGATTGCAAATATACATCATTATGCATTGTATTTTTTACAACAACAAAATATCATAACTACTAAAACTCGTGTTTTAAAAAAAGAAGACAAAGAAGAAGATACGGAAATGGAAATAAAACCAGAAATAAAATTGAAAACAAAAAAAGAAGATTCTATTTCACCAGAAATCGCAGAAACAATTGCTATGTTAGAACCAAAACCTGAAATTAATTTAGAACAAAAATAAAAATAAAATAAAAAGATAAATAATATTATATAGGATAAAATAGAATAATGTTATTATTTATAAACAATGCTATAAATACAAACCCTGGAGATATCTCATTTGTTCCTAAAATTAGAAAGGCATTAAGATATTTTAAAATTCCTTTTTATGAAGTAAAGAAAATCCAAGAAATTCCGAGAGAAGTTTCTGAAAAAATAAAAGGGATTTTAATTTCTGGTAGTCAATTGCGATTAAGTAAACCGATTGAGTTTTCGGAAATATCACATATATTACATTACTTAATGAAATATGATCGTGTTCCTGTTTTAGGATTATGTTTTGGTTGTCAAATATTACATATGTTGAATGGTGGAAAATTAGAAGATCAAATACAGAGAAGTTGTGAAGATTATCATGTGAAAATGTCAAATCATATTTTATTTCGCGATATTTCTCAACTTAAAGAAGCCTATTTTCAATTCGCAGTTTGTTTTCACGATTTACCTCTCGCATTTCCTAAATCTTCTCCTATAAAATCCATTGCTTATTTTCAACATAGAGGACATTTCATTCCATGTGCTTTCCAATATTCTCCCAATCGGTTCGGAATGATGATTCATCCAGAAATTCATGTAGAAACTTATCCTGTATTTGTAAATTTTGCAAAATTATGTAAAATATAAAAATAAAAGATGTTTTCTAATATATAGAATAGTATGTCTTCGAAATCTGTAAAAAAATGTCAAAGTTCATATTGTAAAAACTACACTAGAAAAGGTTTAAATATGTTGAAAGTATTTACGGATAAAATGTCAAAAGATATGAAAACAAAACTGGATAAATTGATGAAGAAAAAGAACAGAACAAAAGAAGAAGATGATAAATTAGATTTAGCAAAAACGTTTTATAAAAAATTCACCAAAAATATAAAAAAAGAAAACACTACAAAATCAATCAAAAAAAAAGAAAAAGAATTAATGAAATTATGCACTAAATCTTTTTGTAATCCAGAATGTAAAGAAACTATCTTCGACGAATCTACGACAGAATTACCTAAATTTTTAATTAAACAATTCAAAGATAGTCCTGAATCCTTAAAGATATTTACAAATATAAAAAAAGATTTATTTCAAGGAAAGAAGACTATTCTGAAAGACGGATTTTATGAAGGATTGAAACCAAATGAGATTAAAAAATTAAAATCGGAAGGTGCTATTTCTGGATGTGCAAAAATGGTATTGAATTAAATTTAATTATTCGAATTCTTCCCATAGATAATAAAACTGAATATTATAAGGAGGAACACATTGGTGAATGGTTTTATAAAGAATTCTTTTTATATCACTATTTGGATATAACTCTTCTAAACATGATTTCCATTTACTTTTTCTATCCATGAAAAAATAATGTTGCATATCACAGAATTCTCTCTGAATTCTACTTTTTTTCTCAATATTATCTTTTACACAATCATATTTTTCTTTTTTCAAATTCAATTGTTTCATATATTTGCCATTTCTACATCGAACACTTCCTTCATATTCTAGAATAATATTTATGATTTCTAAAGGTAAAAATACCATACTAGTCATAGTTTTTTAATTATATATTTTTATCAATAAGAATATATAGTATAGAATATGGAGTCTGAAAAACCGTCTATTTATTTTCCATTTGAAACATGTGAGAAAGTGCAAGACGGAATTGCTCAACCATATTCGTCTGTAATAAATATACTAAATATCGCCATTATTCTTTATTTCTTGACGAAAACGAAAAACGCCTACACTTTTTATTTTATATTTTCCATTTTATTATTTGAAATATTGCATACATTATCTCATATGTTTCATATTCATCGTCAAATACAAACGAATATAGTGCATTCCATGGTATATCTTATAAATGCCACATTTTTATATACTATGTATCGACATTCTGGAATTCCCCCTTCAGTTTTCCTTCTGTGTATAATTTTCATTTGGATTGGATTAGATATATATGCACTTTTCTATTTATCGATGGTATTTTATATTATCACACAATTAGGAATCTTTTTTTCAATACTTTTATTTTATTATTCCATTTTACCTACTAAAAGTAAAAATAGTATTCCGTGGTTATTTATTATAGGATTATTGATTGTGTGTCTCGTTTATAATGAAATGCGGAATTGCGCAGAAATGACGAATTTGTATCCAGATGCACCTTTTCATATTCTAGTTGAAATACCTGGTCTGTTCTTTTTTTATATTTTATGTCGTAGTATGTATGAATTGTAATTTTCGAAATAATTCCTAAATATAATGTATAATAAAAGAAAAATGTCTAAACGATCTGCTCGAAAAAAAATGGTGAAACGATCCACGAAAAAACAAAGAATTCATGTATCCAAACCTCAGATCGTGAAAAAATTCATGGAACTTCTTACAATGATCAAATTGTATCATTGGAAAACACATTCTTATGCACAACACAAAGCCACAGACGAATTGTATGAAGAGTTGAATAAACATATCGATCGATTTGTAGAAATCCTATTAGGAAAATCCAATTCTAGAATAAAAATGTTGGAAACGAAAATGAATATGTATGATTTAGAAACAAAAAACGAATTGAGAGAACATTTGTTTGAATATAGACAATTTCTTGTGGATATGAACCAAACTTTTAATGAAAAAATAGATACGGACTTACTTAGTATTCGTGACGATATTTTAGCAGATATTAATCAGTTTTTGTATTTATTGACATTTGATAAATAATTTTACAACATTTACGAGGACAAATAGAACCATCTTCTATACAAGAATAACACACATTATTATTACATATGTCACACGATGGTATTTTATACATATATATAATCTTACATCCAATACATTTCGAATAATTTTCTCTCTCTTCTAATTCATTTATTCTATGTTCAAGTTCTTTTATTTTTTTTTCTAAAATTCGTATTTGTTCTTCCATATAAACAAATACGAAAATTACGCATTATATAGTTATCGATTTTGTATTTTCAGTAATGACGCATCCCAGTTTATTTGTTTGTTTGATATTTTCAATTTTAGTATAAATAAAAGACAATTTATCGGTTATAAATCGTAATTTCAAGGTGTGAAATTTACATAAAAAGGCACTTCGTTTATAAATTGTTTGTTTTTCTTTTTTCGATAAGAATTCAACATCGATCAATACAATCACATGACAGGAAGAATGTTTTTCTGCGTGAAACCAAATATCTGTAGGTTTGACTAAATCTAACATTTTGAATGGTTCGTTTTCATTTTCACTTATATAAAATGTAAACGATTTCTGAATATTTTGAAAAAAGATCGTTTCTGTTTTCATTTTAGTGTTTGTTTGTTTTATTAGAAAAGAGATAAAACAAAAATATCAATTTTATGTATAAACGAATGAATCAAAACAAACAATGGTATTTGTTTGTTTTATTAAAACGTATTGTAAGTGTTGTATTTATTATATGTTTAGTCGTTTTTTTTTCAAATATAATTGCACAATTATTGGATATTTATAGCGAATCTCATAATCTGTTTTATATTCCTATTATTTTGATAATAATGATAATAGCCTGGAAAATAATATATTTTTTGATATAATGTGTCTTTGTCTTTATCCATACATTGCTCTCATTTCACTATAACTCATATGTCTACCCATTTTTTCTTGAAATACCTTATCCCCTACTTTCATAATATCTACAAGTAAATTCGTGGAATCTTCTATTTTTTTCGGATCTGCGTCTTTAGACAATGGATTTACAATCATTCCATTTTCTAAAGCTAAACTGACCACTTTTTCCGTGGTTTTTTCAATTGTTTTCATAATGGCTTGTTTGTCTTTTTCAGAAACATGTCTCTCGCAAATTTTCGGTTCAGACATATTTCGTTTACTTATATATATTTTAGATTTTGTCTCTATATTGGTTTACAAAATAAACAAAAAAAATGTTTCAATTTATAGAAAACCATCAAAATACATTATAATGATAAAACCGAATATCTAATTTATTCGAATAAGTATAATTATAATCGTAAACTAATCCCATATTTGGCATTTGTTCAAATTCCACATAAAAAAAAAATCGGTTTCTTATACTATCAAAATCAATATTTCGACAAATATCTATTTTTTTACGTATGAAAATATCGATAGATCGATATCTATCATCGTTTTTTGCAATACTATTGATATACATGCCATTTCTGTATTTTATTCTACCATCATATTCTAAAATAATATGTAAAATATCTCTCGGTAAATACATTTATATTCGATCTATAGATAGATAGATTTATACAATTTCAGATTCTTCATCATCTTCTTCTGCATCTGTAATATTACTTACCATAGACTTGTTGCAATATTCGTCACGATCGTAAACGATCTTTACTCCATACCAGTAATTATTTTTCGACTGTCCATGCATTTTATCCATCAATGCATATAATTCTTTCGATTTATTCACACGAGATCCGTAAGTATCTCTATACCAATCATTGAAGGTTTGAATCAATTCGTTCTTTCGAATCTTGGATAATTCTTCTTTCGTGATCTTTTCTCCCATGAATTCTGACAAGAAATCTTGGTTTGCGCGATACTGATTACTAGCAGCAGTAACTGCCGGACATATTTTACAGATTCCGCCAGAAACAAAAGCTCGTTCAACTAGTAATCCCATAAACACAAATTTCCATTGTGAGAATTTATCGTCTAAATTATCCACTTTTAAAAATTGATATGGTTTTTCTTTATCTCCAATTTGTGGATTATCTGTAAATAATGATTTGAATTCAATGACGCGAACACGTCTCCAAGTTCCATGATCTCGACTTTTAATTTCCAAGAAATGATTGGCCATGATAATAGCATTTGCTTGTGGAACAAATTTCATTAATTGACCATAAGGAGCACGACAAGACATTGGATCTGTTCCACTTGTCAATTGTTTCATTGGACCTTCATTCATTTTATCTCCTTCAGAAGGTTCAGATGTAATGACATATCTTGCACCAATAATCGCGAATAATTCTGGAGATGCTTGACCACGTTTGGTTCTTTCTTGAGTATAAAACCCGACATCTAGATCTCCCGTATAACTTCCTAAAATTAGTTGCATGAATTTCACCAACATCGATTTTCCATTTTGTCCAACCCCAGTATAATAATGAAGACATTGATTTAATGCAGTGTCCCCAATAAGACAAGATGCTAAATGATTCCATACATATTCACATAATTCTGGTTCTGGAAATAATTGACGCATATATTCTTCGATTTCCAAAATAATAGGAGCATCAATTTCACGATTTAAAGGAAGGTAATCGGTTTCTGTGCATTTAGACAGATAATCTTCTGGATATCCTTTTCGGAACAGATTCGTTTTGAAATCAATAACTCCATTATTGAAACACATTAAATATTTATTTTGATCTAATTTATCTAAAAATTCAGGATTATAAAAGAGTTCTCTCGCTTCTTTCATAATATTATCTTTATCTTTTGTTGTTCCTAAAGTAAAAGCAATGTCTAATACTTTTCCTGCACGACCATAAATCAATTTATATTCTTCTGAATCTGGATCTTTTCCTTCTAATTTAGTCCATAAAGTTCGGACTTTTTTATTATATAAATCTCTCAATTTGGTAGAAATAATATTTCTCAAGGTCGTTCCAGAATCATTTTTCACCCATCGATGATCTTTGAATTGATACCATTCATTTCCTTTAATACTCACTGAAACAAATTCATCGCCACATAATCGATATAACACGGTTGCAATATCATAATCACTCGATCCTTTTGCGTTTTTCTTGCGCGGATCGTTCAATTGTTCTAAAGTAATATTCATAATCGTTTGATCAATCTGATAATCGATGGTATTTTCTCTCACTTTTTCATATGCTTCTTGTGCATCACTTTTAGCCCAATACATGATTGATTTTTGAGTTAATCCATTCTTTATACCTTTCGAAGAACTCATAAAATCGAATTTTTCCCAACGATCGCAAATATCAGGAATTTGCGTAGAATATAGAAATCCATCTGATTTTGCACTAAACGCTAAGAACACGACAAGTAATTTTGCGTTTTTATTTTTCAATGCAAAACCGACCCGAATCCATTTATTATAAGATCCTTCCGCATAATAAGAATCAGGTAATGCCATAGTGTATTCGTATGTTTCTCTCAATTCATATTCCGCTGGACTTAAATTATCTAGAAATACAGCGAGACAAAAATCTAATTCTTGTTTAGACGTGATTTTACGTAAAGTATCCACTGGTATACGAAATGCTACATTATCTTCTTCTGTAAAAGAAAATCCAGTAGGAATAACCATTTGCGTTTTTTCTAAAGTAGGATTTGTAGATTTTGTTTGTTTCATTTCTAATGCTTTGATTTTCGGAATCATGGATTCTTTACAGAATAAAGTTGGGAAATTTCTATATCTAGCAGATAATTTACGATAATGGGTTTTCAAGAAAAGAGTTTCGTCTTGCAAATCGATCTGTTCTATATTCCAATCATTTTGATCAAATAGAAAAGAACATTCGAAAGCATGTGTCACTTTATAAGCAGCAACGTCTTCTGCTTTTTTAGACCCGTATTTCAACCATCCATTTGTTCCACTTGGAATTGAATTATCGAATACATCCTCCCATCCTCCCACATTGATAATAGGTAATTCAGACCATATTTTAGGTAATATTTCTAACATATGGTTACGCATCCATTCATGATATACTTGATCTATCGCTAATCCAATTAGAATATGAAATCCATCATGAATAATGGATTCTGTATTCTTAATAACATTTCTAGGAGCTGGCTTTTCTTGAACATATACGGTAAATCGAGTATCTTCATCTATTTCAAACACACGTGAAATTTCGGCTAAATATTCCAGAAGAAATGGTTCAATATGTTCTTGAAAAGAATATAATCTCTCTGTTTTTTCAGGAGAAAAACGAAAATCAATATCTATTAAAAATGCACCAGGTTTTTTTTCGTATTTTATAAATTGTCTTTCTATTAAATTATGATTTTTTTTAGGTTTAATTACATGATTATAATATAATATTTCAAACTCATCTTCATCTTCTAGTGGAATGTAAAAACTTCTTTTTGAAAATTTACCGAATTCAGTATGTGTTATCTTATTTTTGGTGTCATTATTTGCAACATGTGATTTTAAAAATGACTCTAAAGCCATCGTTCTTTGAATTAATATATAAAGATATATTTATTCCATTTTAGGAATTCAATTTTTTGAAAAATGATTTTTTTGAAAAATCACGAAATAAATATATCTATTTCTTCTCTTAAATAATTTCTCTGAAATTCTGCACTAAAAATTGTTCTAGCAAATTCCAATGCATTTTTCGCGATTTGTTCTGCTTCATCATCATGATCTAATATCCACTTAATTTTTTCTTGTAAATCAGATAAATCATACTGAATCGGAATATAATTTACAAATGGGATGATAAAACGAGAGAACCAACAGGTAGCATTTGAAACTAAGATAGGAACAGATCCAGATGCAAATGTCCACATATGACTAGATGCAATGACATTACCGTCTATAATCAAATTCATTTTATTTTTCATGAATTCACTTGGAGATTCTCTTGCTGCAAAAAAATGTCCTGGTATATTTTTTCCTTGAGACCACCATACATTTAAACGGACATCTGCAAAAGGAAAATCGATTAAATTCGCAACTGTTCGAACTCTAGCAGATTCTAATCCTCCCCCCGAACAACTTCCTCTCCAATATACTTTTCCAATTCGGTTTGCCCATGGAAGACGTTGTTCTTCTGGAAAATAATGGAGGACGCCGTTATCGAAAAACCCATCGTCTAAAGGCAAGTAAAGATAATGGTATTTGTCACTGTCTTCGACAACCTGTCCTAACGTTCCTAAGATAATCGTATATTCTGGATACATATCAATATATGATTGCATATGTTTCTCGAGTAAATTCCCATCACTGCAAGGAATTACGGTGACTATTTTCTGTTGTGATTTAGTTTGCAAACATTCTTCCACAAATTTCACAATACTACCCCTTGAATGAGCAACCGAAAATTTACCATTCCATAAATATTTAAGCGGGATTGGATGTTGCAAAATACTATCTTTAAATACAATACAGTCACACTGCATATTCGAATATATATAAAATAATTATGAATATTTTATATATATTTATTTATTGAATGTAATTATTAATAAATTTAGTTAGGCATTTGATTGAGAATAACATTGTCCCCATTGTGTGCCTGTTATATGACCTTTACAAACTGGTTGGAAAGAAGGGCATCTGGCATCTTTAGAATTATCACCTGTAAAGTTGTAACTTCTAGCACATTGTTTCACTGCACTCATATCTTCGTTCGTCGTTTGACATTTACCCCAAGCTTGTCCTTCTACGAAACCTACACATGCTGGTTGACTAGAAGGACATGTATGATCAGCACCTATAATTGTCTGGCCAAAACTACCTTTACATGAAACTAAACTTTTATTAGAATTATCTACAGACATTTTTCCACCATTATAAATCTTATTAATTTCGGAAGAAGATAACACTTTATCGAAGTAATAAAAATCACTAATAAATCCATTAAATGCTCTTCCATTATCTCCAGATCTACCAATAACAAAAACCGATTTATTGTTACCTAATCTATTTCTTCCAGTGGAAGATCCTGCAGATTTTCCATTTACATATAACTGCATACTATAATTATCTTGATTTACAATATAGGCAACATGTGTCCATTTATTGACAAACGGTTGACTATTATTAGTCACACCTGTCCAACGACCAGGTAGAGCAGCCACAAATACTACGGTTGGCTCTCCAAAATCACATTGAATACATGGATTATTAATATTTCCAAAATTTAAACCACATAAAGATACAGCTGTATAGTAGTTTCTATCATTCACATACACCCAATAACAAAATGTAAAACTAGATGGATTTATAAACGGAACAGTGATGAAATTAGATAATCTATTATTAAAAAATGCAGCGCTTTTATTATCTTTACTAGTAAAAGAAACACTACCATATATTTTAGCACTTCCATTAGATTTTCCAGTATAATCAAAACTATTTGATAATGGTAAATGCAACACTGGAGTTAAATTATATGAACTACTTCCTTGTTTATTAGCTCGAAAAACCACAATACCACTTCCTCCTGAACCTCCTGCAAATCCAGTGCTAGAACCTCCTCCTCCTCCACTTCCTGTATTTACAACACCATTTTTACCAACTGTGCCTTCAATATTTGTATTAGATTTACTCATACATTGAGTTTTTTCAGTCGGTTCTAGAGTAGTTCCACGAGGACATTTTTTCAATCTTAAATAAGGTCCACCAGGATTAGTGCAACGGTATTTATTTGGTTGATCAAATTTAACAATATTTACAAATGCTCGTCCACAAGATCCTTTTCGATTTTTACAGAGAGGAGTATAAAATTTTTTATCACAAACATAATGTAGATTATCTAATTTAACCGGAAGATTTGCACTACCATTTGGATCTGGACAACCTGGTTGTCCATAATTTCCAACACATCCTCCTCCATCTCCTCCTCCTCCATCTCCTCCTTTACCAGGAGAAGATAAAAATTGTGCCCAAGCTCCACCTCCTCCTCCTGCAGCAATGACTCTTCCATTTTTTGTAGCATTATTCCAATCATTATTTGCTCGTTTCATATAATCTGAAATACTAGTCAACCAATCTGGAATATAAGGCGAGGATAACCCTGGTCCTCCATTCCCTCCATTTTGATTTGTTGCATTTCCCCCCATTCCTTTAGAACCTCCTCCTCCACCACCATTTCCAGCTGTTCCATTTATCATTGCTCCATTACCACCATTATACTTAGATCCTCCATAACTATTAGATCCATTTTGACCCATTTTACCACCAGTAACGATCAATTGATCACCTGAATTATAATTATAAGCCATTCCACCACCTCCAGATCCACCATATTGAGCACTTCCATCAATATTAAAAGCTCTTGCGGAATGTCCACCACCACCATAAAACCCTCCATATGCTCTAACTATCAATTGTCCATTCCCCCATATTTCAGATGATTTACCGTTATTTTGATCTGAATTATACTTAGTTTTTCCTCCTCCAATACCTCCAGCACCTACATTAACTGTATAACTAAATCCTTCTTGGAATTGTAATTTAGTCACAATTGGCACACCAGCACCACCACCACCACCATGATTCCCTCCTCCTGCTCCTCCACCACCAAGTATAAACACATCTACTGTAGCCGAACCACCAGCAGTTGTACATTTAAATATAGTATATCCATTTAAAAATACGTAATAATCATATACGTCATCACTCAATGTTGGCACTAAATTCTCGAAAGTGAGAATATTACGAGAATTATATTCATTTGCGGCTTGAGAATTCCACAAAATTCCATCTTTTATATTTTTTTTTTCCAATTCTACTAATTTAGACTCATCTGTTTCTAATTGTTGCAATAAAGATTTTTCACGTGTTATTTGATCAATCCAGCTAGTAATATCTGTTTTCACGTTATCTCCATCTATATATAACCCATTTAACATCTTAGTGCCATTATCAAATTCTTGATCTAATATATTTTCTTTACCATTCATTTCATCTATATTTTCTTTATAAAAATTAATTTTTTTGAATATTGGATTTATATCTGTTACTGTTGCATTTGGTACTTTATTATCTGTGATCTCTAATGATGTAGGATTAATTTGAACATTTGTAGACAATCCATCTAATCCTTCCTCTATATTTTCTTTGAATAATTCTGTTTTTAAAATATAAAATTTAAATATCAATGAAATTATTATTACAATGAATAATAAAAAAATTTGTAATACCATATCAATAATTTATATAATATATATATATACTATATTTTTATGAAATAAACATGTATCAATCCTATATAATCATTTTTTTATTAAAACAAAAGGATAAATTAAATACTATCTAAAGGTGGATAATTTCCTTACTATTTCATTTCTTTTTTTTATTAGTGTCGATTTGTAGTTTTTCTCTATCTAACCGATATATTTGGTATTTTGTTTCAAAAATCTCTAAATCACTTTTCCACATTTTAATTGGAGAATTTGCAATGATATTCTTTAAATCTATTTCCATATTTTTTTTTTCTTTCATAATCGTTTCTGCATTTTCTTCTGTCACCGAATCCATCTGCATTTTCCTTAGATAAGAAAAGGAATCTTCTATTTTTAAAAACTCAAAAGAAGATAATAAATCATCTACTTCCGTATTTTTTTTTCCACGTAAATCGATTTTACTTTCTAAAATATATTGTATATACTTTGCACGATTTGCTAATTCTAATAATTTATTAGTCAATATATTAATCATATCTGTTTTTCTTTTTTTATATATTTCTAATCTTACTTCACAAAATGCATCGATAATTTCTTCTACTGTAGAATATTTATGTAGTTTAAAGTTAGAATCGAATAGATGCATATTTGTAGTGGTTACAGTAGTAGATAAATGCAATAATTTTTCCAAAGCATTTATTTCAGATGGGACAGAATGTATATCATATTCTTGTAATTTTCCTTTTGGAAAAAGAATAGTAATATGGACATTCACTTCAGTAGACATGTTTGTAACATCTTTTAAAACACCTGGAATTTTTTTCCCTTGTTTATCTGTAGATCCATCTACTAATTCTTCTAAGAAAGAAATATAATTCATAGTCCATGTTCCAATTGGCAGTTCTGTAATACGAATGGTATTATCATCTATTTTTTCATATTTGCCTTTAATTAAAAATTTATTCTCCGCTATTTTTGTAACTGTTCCTTTAAATCCTTCATAATATGGGACAAAATCATGAACCGGTTTACAAATATCGGGATTTGTGTTTTTATTATCTAATTTTTCTCGAATATATTTCAAAATTTCCAATGGATCATAAGGAGGAATACTAGATGAAAATCCAGTGCCAATACCAGAACTACCATTCATTAATACAAATGGTAGAATAGGGACATAATATTCGGGTTCTACTTTAGTTCCATCATCTTGTAGATAATTTAAAATGTTATCGTCTTCTTGTAAAAAGAGAAATCTAGTTAATGGATTCAAATAGGTGAAAATATATCTTTCAGAGGCACTATCTTCTCCTCCTTTTAATCTTGTTCCAAATTGTCCACTTGGAACTAAAAGATTTAGATTATTCGATCCAACAAAATTTTGTGCCATATTTACAATCGCTCCATTTAAACTTGCTTCTCCGTGATGATATGCACTATTTTCGGAAACATATCCTGAAAATTGTGCTACTTTTATTTCACTTGTTAATCTACGTTTAAATGCACAGAATAATATTTTACGAAGAGATGTTTTTAATCCATCAACTAAATTTGGAATAGATCTCTCGTTATCATATACACTAAAATGCACCATTTCTTGATGAAAGAAATGTTCATACGCGATTTTCTTTTGATTTGTATCTAAAAACACCGACTTATCATATTTTTCTAGCCATTCTTTACGATCTTCTGCTCTCTTTTTATTAAATACCATATCTACTGCATTATCACTTATTTCACCAGAATAATCAAAATCCACAATTTTTTTATTGGCAAAATATTCTTTGAATTCAGAAGCAGTGCTTGTTCCTAAACCTTTGAAATATTTCAAGGTCCAACCTTTAACTCCATCCTTTTGACGTAACCAATCTTTATATTCTCCTTCACTGTAAAATAATACTACTTCCTTTCCTTTGGTTGCACGTAAAATAGGAGTATTCATAAACGAAATAAATCCAGACACACGATATAAACTAGGCCACATACTGTGGAATAAATTAATACATAATCCTTTTATATGAGACCCATCTAAATCTTGATCTGTCATAATCATGATTTTTCCATATCTTAATCTTTTATGTATATCACTTGCATTCTGATATTCTTGACCTATCTCTAGTCCTATGATTTTAATTAAATCAATCAGTTCCCTATTTTTTTCTAAAATATCTCTAGTAGATCCACGAACATTCAATACTTTTCCTTTTAACGGATAAATACCAATGATATTACGATCTTCACTTTTTAATCCACTAACAATACCTGCCATTGCACTTAATCCTTCTGCTAATATCAAAATACATTTATTTGAATGTTCTGTTCCTGCATAATTTGCATCCACAAAATTAGGAATACCTCTTACTGTTTTTGTTTTAGAGCCATCCATTTTCTTTTTTGATTTTCCTGCTTCTTTCGTCTCTGTAATTTGACATGCCATTTCCATCACTCCCATCTTCGCCACTTTCTCAATAAAAGCATCAGAAACCGTGCAATCTGATCCGAATTTATTAGAAGGAGTATTTAGACATTCTTTGGTCTGACTATCAAATACTGGATTCTCAATATCACATCGTAAAAACAATATTAATTGTTCTTTGATCGAAGTAGCATTTACTTTGATTTTCTTTTTCTTTTCAATATAATCCACTAATTTTCTTACTATTTGTCCTAAAATATAATCTACATGTTTTCCACCTTTAAATGTGCAAATTCCATTAACAAAAGAAACTTGTGAAAATTCCCCATGTTCTGAAAGTGCAACGGCATATTCCCAACGTTCATTGGTATGTTCGTAAATACGCTTTGCATCTCCTAAATACATGTCCATATATTGCTGGAAATTTTTGACGGGTATAACTGAACCATTATATTCAATTTTTATTTTTTTTACAGAATGATCGGTAACTGCACCAATATCATAGACACGTTTCTTTAAGAGAGCAATCATATCGTCATTCAATCCTTTAATACCTAATCTTGTATAATCTGGAAGGAAAGATACTTTGGTATATGGTTTTACTTTAGATTTTGTAATAACGGGAGCATCTATTTTTTCTAAATTTTGATGAAAGGTTTGTTCATATTTTAATCCACGAATATGATCGACCGTTTCGATTTTTGCAAATGTCGACCAAATAAAAACGGCTTTCGATCCAATCCCATTTTGTCCTCCAACTATTTTTTTCTCGGTTTTGTCGTAATTAGTAGAAGAACGTAAATGTGCAAAAATCAATTCAGGAATCCATATTTTCTCTGTAGGATGTTGCACGACATCAATACCATTTCCATCATTAGAAATAGTAATGATTCCGGTTTCTTTATCTATTGTGACTTCAATATACGTAACATTTTTTTTATCTACATGGTCTAATTGTATAATTCTTAATACATGATCACGGGCATTCACAATAATTTCGTCGAATAATTTATACATTGCAGGAATATACCGTATCGATCGTTGGACGATTTTATTGGTTTCATCATCAAAAACCCATAAAGACGATTCAATCGTGTCTGTAGAACCGATATACATACCTGGGTTATGCAGGACATGTTCTTTATCGGTTTTACGTTGATATTTCTGTGCAATTTCGTTGTTTTCTTTCGACGACATATTGTAATGCTATTAATAATACTTAATTACTCTTTATTTGGTTTTATATTTTAACTTCAATTTTTTAGAATAAAAGTTATCACCTAAAAAATTGATCTTTTTTAAAAAAAAAATATTATCATCATTTTACATACATACATACATAGCAAAATGACAACTGATTGGATTTTTAGAGTAGGAGACGGAAAAAATTTTATCAATAGTTCTAAGTTTAATATTTGGGGTATAAATTCTGAAACCCCCTTCGGAAAACACTTTTTAAATAATGTTAAACCAGGAGATCGATTGTGGTTTGTTACAAGTAAAACAAATGGAAAAATTATAGGAGTAGCCACATATCGTTCTCACAATAAGAGAGAATTCGGACCATTAATAAATCTTAATTTTACCAACGAAGAATTAGGTTGGGAAAATAATACTACCAATTGGGTATCTGACATCGAGATTCACTATACTGATTTATATAACTTAAGTCTTTGTGAACTATTAACCCATATCAAAGGGGCTTCTACTATTAGAAAGTATGATGATAAATGTAGAGTAATTTTACCAGTAGAATATAGTAATATTGTAAGGTATAGTAAAGTATCCTTGTATTTTTAGAATAGAATATATATTTTGATTTAATGTTTAAATTTAACGAAAGTATTTTTTATTGAGATTATAGTATATAAATGAACAAATCTCTTTTCATTTTCATTCCTATTTTTTTAGTTTTGGATATTGGTTTCTTATCTTTCCAAAGAAAAATGTTTGAGAATCAAATATTCGCTATACAAAAAGATAAAATACAAATGAATATTCCTAGTGCAATCGCGTGTTACGTGTTCTTGTTATTTGGATTATACTATTTTATTTTGAAAGATCGAAGAAGTCCTTTAGAAGCAATGTTACTAGGATTGATTATTTATGGAGTATATGAAACTACTACTTATGCACTTTTAAAAAATTGGAAATTAAAAACAGTGATTATAGATACTTTATGGGGTTCTGTTTTATTTTTTTCTACTACTTTTTTCACTTATTTATTTATAGATAATTTACGAAAAAATTGATGTTTTGTGGATTTTTGAGAGAAACGAATATAAAATATTCAATTAAGTAAATTCATTAAAATGGCCGAAATTATCAAGAGATTACCAACCGATTTAATAAATAGAATAATACCCTATACATATAATCCACAATCTAAAGAATTATTGGAAGATATACATTCTTATTTTACAACAAAACAAATCATAAGTGAAATATTTTATAAGAGATATGAGTATCTATTTGCTTATGAAAAAGATGCAGATATGAATTGGTTAGTAAGTGATATACTTTGTTTTATGAATCATAATCGATCTACTTTTTACAGATATTCTGAAAAATTATATGAAATTTATGCCAGAAATTATATGTTAAGAAATGTTGATCGATCTATCATTAAAAAAATCGCAAATAATGCTTATAATAAAAATATTCATTTTCAATTTCGTATAAACTGGGGATTACTTTTACCAGAAGAAAGAGAGAATTTCATTAAAATACAGAAAAAAATTCGTTATTAATATATATATTCCATTTAGATTATTTAGTATAGTTTAGTCATTTTTTATAGATAAAAACTTTTCTTAATTATATATAACCAAACAACTAAATGTTTAAAATCTATTTTCGTCCTCAAGGGTATGTAGACACCGCGAATAAATTATATAACGCAATAAATACAGATACTGAATTCCAAAAACCTTGTGTTTGTAATTATAAACCACAATATCATGTTACATGGACACCTTATAAAACTACAAAAGGAGCTTATGCTAATATATCACAGAAACAAAAATATGCGGCTTTCGTTCGAAGAACACAAAATTCCACTATAAGTAATTATGAAGCCATTCAATTTCAGTTTAGAAATTTATAATATATTATTATTTTGAATATATATTATAATATGCCTAGTATAATTCCATTTCCATTGAAAAAAATATGTAATAAAATTCCATTTGATAAAACCTCTATTAATAAAATACAAAATAGAAGTGCCGACTTTACTCAAGCTTTACGTTATTCAAGTTACGTAAATAACAATCGACGAATATTCAAAACAATTATAGAAGGACAAGTAATTAATATAACAATGATTAATGCAACCCCAAATACAGCAACCATTACTTTTTCTTACGTTTCTAATCCAACATATATAATGATGATTGCTACGAATATTCAAGACATAACAGATACCCATCAATTCAATGTATACAACAGCCCTTATACGTTTACAAATTTAAAACCAAATTCTTATTATACTATAAATACATATACTGTTTATGTTTCGGGGAATCGTTATTTAAAAATATTTTCAAATGCGGTTTTGACATTGAATCAAGGTCCTGTATTAGAACCAATATATATTACAAATCCCGAATACAATAGTGCAACTTTGAATTTTGTATCTTCTATCGGTAATCCAACTTTATTTAATTTGACAGTGATTAATGTGGATAATAAATATCAAACCAATTATTATCCAGATATAAGATCTCCTTTTTTAATTACTGGATTAGAACCAAATATAAAATATGATATCAGTTTAAGTTCGTATTATAGTAATAACCAAAAAACATATTTTGTATATAAATCCGGAATTAATGGATTTTTTTTTAAAACATATAATGAGAATTATCCTGTGTTTATTGAGACATTGAATATCACTAATATAAGTGTGATTATTCATTTTAGTTTTACGGGATATCCAAGTTATAATTTAATAACACTTATAAATGATATTGATCCTAATGATAGATATGATATAACAGATACAGAATACAATACACAAATTATAATTTCTTCTTTACGTATAAACTCTACATATAATCTTACCATAACTTCATATTATCCGGAAACTATGCATACATATATAACAACTGAACAAAGTATATTCAGAACCTTATTTGAAAGTAGCGTTTCTAATATACAAATTCTCAGTTTATTTGGAAATGCTGTAACTATATCATTATCTCAAGCTGAAGGAGAAGTATATAGTTATGTAATTTATTTAAGTGAACCAATAAGTGGACAATTATTTGAAAAATCTTACAATACTTATCCTGGCTATGTTACTTTCTCAAATTTAATATTAAACACAGATTATATTTTAACAATTCAATCTAGATATATTACGAACATTTACACGTCTGATCCAATACCAGTGAAAACCTTAAATGAAGGATCTATTACCAATATATATTATGATAATATAGAAAATAGTTCTGCTAGAATTTATTATATACCTTCTCCAGGAAACAATCCTACCTATCTTATTAGATATAATGGAATAGTAAATAATACAACTACGTATAATCTAACCCCTTCTCTAGCATCAGAAACTTCTTATAATATGACAGAATTAATCGCAAATACACCTTACTCAATTACAGTAGACACTTATTATGCGACTAATTCAGATATTACACCCTACCGTGTATATTCCTATAGGAATGCTTCAGTTTTTACCACATTAAATCAAAATGAAACAACTATTGTTTCTATTGATATTGGATCTAATTATATTGACGTTACTATTATTAATACATTTGGATTTCCAAATCGTTTTTCAATAATTACAACGAAAACAAATGATAATGAAGACTTTACTACAACAATATACGAAAAACTAGCAAATACGAAAGCTACAATTAGAGTAGACTCATTATTGGCATTTACTTCTTATAATATTTCCATCAACACTAATTATTATACAATAAATGATGATATTTCTAGAAATTACGTGACTATATACCCAACGCCAATTATTACTCTTCGTTCATGATAAAAAAATATCAAGATAATATATAAAATGAAAAGACCAGTTCGCCAAGAAGATGGACATTATCATTTAGACGGAAAAAAATTCAGGGAATTATTTGGTTCTCGTCAACAAGTATATAACGGAACTGCGTATAAAACTCCAGGAGGTTTAGTCAAAAGTCAATTATTAATGAATAAATGGGGACGTATTGTTTCCGCTAAGAAACATGCTACTGCTAAAAAGGAAATGCGTTTAAAAAAGTATGGATATACTGCTAAAAAGGGTAAATTTGGATTTGTGAAAGTATCTCCAAAGAATAAAACAAAACGAAGTCGTTAATTATATTATTTTTTATTTTTCAATAATATAAATTAAATTTCATCTAACCATTCTCTTGCTAAAACTCCATCTTCTAAAATATAAGCGCTATAACTTTCCATCATATATTTATCGAAATAAGATTTACTCACTAATATGTATGTTTTTTTAGAAGGATTTGAATAAAATTTACAGTAGAATAAATAAGCGTCATATATAGATAATAATGAAGGTGTTTGAGATGTAGTGGTTTTCAATGATTGAGATAATTCTTGCAAAGCAATTTGAATATCCATTGCTTTATCCCATAGAATAGAACGAGATCGATGAATATATTTTTGATTTTCAATTTCAATTTCTGGAAAATAATAAGAAATCGCATCTAAAATAAGTTCTTCATTTAAATATCCATGTTCCCATTTCAACGTCTCTCCCCATACTCTAAATAATCCTGCGATTTCTTCTATTTCCAAATCCGTTTCTAATTCATCTGTTACTATAGTTTCATTCCAAAACCGTAAAAATAACTGGATATTTGGTAATTGAGAACTGGTTATACCGATGAAAAAATCACCATCTGCTTTGTAATTTTTTTCAAATAATTGGTTTGTCAATATATGTTTTATATTAGATTGAAATAAATTAGGAGGATAATGTTGTGTTTGTAAAAACATTTTCCATAAATAATACATATTTTGCCACGTTATTTGATTTTTTTTATCATCAGAATCTATCATATATTCACGATTAAATTGTTCTACTAATTCGATGGAAGATATATTTGTTAGACGAGTCACTTTATCTTCTAAATCTGTATCTCGAGAGAGATAATTATCTGCATTTCCATATCTTATCGAATAATGACATGCTACACATAAAATATCAATTAGGAATATTTTTTGAGATTCTATTCTATCCGTTTTTATATTTGGTATTATTCTACAATCTCTCATTTCATCTTCGTAATGTTTTTCGTGTATTTTTATCTTAAATGTTTGGGTGCATTGATTTCCAAAGAAATAAATAGCAGTTTGGTTTAGTTCTTTCAAAAAAATTTTATATTCCATATTAGATAAAAAATGAATATGGTTCAAATTTTTTTTCATGATATTATCACCTAAAATAGTTAGAAAATATTTGGTTTCTGATTTATTTGATAAAAAATGACTTAATACATTTTGTATTGTTTCGGATTCTGGAATCGTTTTCGTCAATTTATTTTCTTTAATGCGTTTGAAAATAGATACTTTGGTTTTATGTTTCCAAGACATCAATTTAGGATTGCGTTCTTGACTAATTGCATTCAATATATTATATAATACATGATCTTCTATAATTTCTCTATAATGTTTACCATCATAGTATACGAATTTTTCAGTAGCTGAAATATAAAAATAATGATTTCTATGTAAAAAAGATTGAATAAACTGTTCTTGTTCTAACGACAAATCTTCGATTCTTTGTATATTTTGTTCTCTCGTATTTCGAGTATTTTCAAGTAGAATTGGTAATTGTTTTTGTAGATAATGATTAATTTTAGAAATCATGTAAGAATCATCTTTATATTTTTCATACATCGTCTCGACAATACCTTTTGATTTTTCTTTTTCTTCTTCCATATAAAAAAATATGAAATGATATGCTTATATCTTTTTATATTTATATGTCGAATTATATTAGTAATGAAAATCAACGTTTATTATGGAAAATGGCGAATCAAATTCCTGGGTTTGCTCAATTAGATCCTCCTAAAAAAGATTTTGAATTCAAAAATGTAGTGGAATATTTTTATAGGAAGTTAGGAAATCGGTCTCATTTATCTACTTTTGAATTACAACAATTAAATCGAGAGACATTGTCAGTATTTTTACCGAAACAAACTCAAACTCCTCTTTCTCCTCAGCCGATAACTGTTCCTTCCGTCGTTCCTTATCAAATAGTGGAATCTAGAGAAGATAAATCTATGCGTGAGTTTAAAGAAAGACAAAATGTATATGAAACCATGAATAAAAAACCAGATCTACCAAATGCAGATGAAATGTTCCGAGAGAAAAATACAGAAGAAGAAAAGATTCAAAATATGGATGAATTAATTATGAATTATCAAAAACAGAGAGAAGTTGATTTCAATGCTATTTCTCCTCCAAATATTTTACCAAATTCGGTTATTTCTACGAAAGTGAATAAACTAAAATTATTAGACGAAACTATTTTAACGGAAAATGACGTAGATGATTTAGATCGACCAACTAAAAAGTCCGTGTCTTGGAATCAATCTTTGATTGAAACTATGGATTCTCCTAAATCCTTGAGAATTCTTTCTCTCGAAAATAAAATAAAAGAATTAGAAAATAAAATAGAAAACATAATAAATCATTTTGAAAAATATGGAAAAGAAAAAAAAATGCCATGTTTTGGAACAAAACATATTTTAAAAGAAAAAAATATATCAAATACGATAAATTCAATATTAAATGAAACCATTTCTAAAATAGAGAAAATAGATAATATCAAAAATAAAATGAAATTGTTTACGTAGAATTAATTAAATATCTATACAGTTTCATTTGTATTGTTCACTGTTATAAATATAAATGTTTTTATTTATATTTATAAAATGCAAAAACAAGATTTTCCACCGAATATTCTTTATATAAATCTAGATCATCGAGAAGATCGAAAATGGCATATAGTGTCTCAAATGAATCAATTAGGATGGACCAATTTTGAGAGATTTTCTGCAGTAAAAACTACAAATGGAGCAGTTGGGTGTGGAATCAGTCATATTAAATGTTTAGAAATCGCAAAAGAACGTAATTGGGAGATGGTTACTATTATTGAAGACGATTTCAAATGTGTCGATATTGCTAAATATAAGAATAGTATCTCTCAATTTTGGAAGAATCATAAAAAAAATGGTATTATGTGGGATGTGGTATTATTAGGTGGAAATAATTGTCCACCATATACGAAAATTCCAGGGGTCGAGTATTGTGTGCAAGTTTCGAATTGTCAAACAACTATTGGATATGTAGTAAAACGCGCATTTTATGATATTTTAATAAATAATATGAGAGAAGCTATTTCTCTCTTGATGCGTTTTCCAGATATAAAAACACAATTTGCGATAGATATTTACTGGAAACCGTTACAAGCTTCAGGAAGATGGTATTTAATTACTCCTTTGACGATTACTCAGCATACTTGTTATAGTGATGTAGAAAAACAAGAAAACAATTATGATCATTTAATGCTAGATATAGAAAAACGTTGGTTATTCTCTCCAGAATATCGACAACAAGTAATGCAGAATATGACAACTGTTAAAAAGAAATCATCTTAGACTGGATTATCAATAATATAAAGAGCATCTCCCCATCCATGACTAGTCATATTTGTCAAAATTCGTTTAAAACCATAAGTCGATAAAAAATCATCTATTTCTCCAATTAACCCACATCCTTTATATAATTCCTTTTCATTAACTTCTAAATAAATCGCTTTTACATAAGGAATATATTTAGTTGCTCCTTTTAGAGCCATTAATTCTGCACCTTGAATATCAAAATTCCAGAAATTATATTTACTTCCATCTAAATTATTTCTCTCAAAAAAAGAATTAATCGTAATACTTTTTAACGAAATTGTATCTGTATATACCACCCAAGGATGTTCTTGAGCATGAGTTCCAAATTCTAGGACACTAGAAGATTGGATATTATTTGAAATATGAAAATCTATGATTTCGTCATCTTTATCGGTAACTACTGCTTGAAATACATTTGGAATATTTTTTAGATGGGCTTCCTCCACTTTTATCGGAATCGCATCAATCCATACTATATCGTTCATCGTTAAATTAAGAGATTGATAAAACCCAAGCTCTTCACAGTCATGTGCACCTATATGAAACGCACCAGTGATAGTTATACCATACTTTGATAATGTCTGTAGAATAGTATCTGTATTAATTAACATATTAATAATAATAAATAATAAGTGTTTTTATTATTTATATTTTTTTAGATTATATTCTATTTATTGGGCGATTTCAGTGATTTTCAACCAAGTGGAATTATCACTATTTACAAATACTCTATCATCTAGAGAATTATTATATATATAAACTCCAATTATTTTTGTTGTAGTATTTCCATTTGTATATCTTCCTACAATAGGAAAAATAGTTCCAGATCTACTTCCTCCACCTTGTGCATTTATCCATTGTTGATATGTAGAGGATATTTCTTCTCCATTGACATTTAAACGTGCATTTATAGCATCACCATTCGATCCTTCAACCGTATATTTTGTTTGGTATTCTATAATAATATAAGAAGTCGCAATTTTGGGAGTATAATCATAGGTAAATATTGAATAATTTGGTGTTGCAGCTGGAACTGTAATAGGGTTTGTATTTTCACTCAAACTCAACTCACTACTACTCAACATAGATACATTTACGATTTGTCCAGGTAAATATTTTGTTGCTTTAATAGTTCCATAAGAAAGCACATTTCCGGTAACGGTCAAATTACCAGAAATGTCTACATTTGCAGACACGTCTAAATAATTCAGAAATGTATCTCCAGTAACGGTCAAATTTCCACAAATGTCTAAATTTTGTAAATGTGTATTTCTACCAACATACAAATCCCGAGTAACATATAAATCTCCATTTTCAATCGGTGGATTTGTAAATGTAGTAAGACGATTATTTAATTAAACTTGTTTATTAATGGTTTTACTAGTTACAAAAGCACGCATAGATCGACTCATATTGGATGGATATATATTATATGATATTTTATTTTACAATATATATGAACGGAGTCTATCTACCAAGTCTTAAAAAAGTAGCTTTCACTTTTTTACTTTTTTCAATATTTTCTAAAGTTCGTAAATCCGATTGATATTGTTTATGCATTATTTTTTCTTGCATTTCTCTCTCTCGAGATTTCAACATATTTTCTGCTTCTGTTTTTTCTAAAGGAGCATAACTAGATTCTCTCGTTTTACGATAATGATCAACAGAATCATATTGTGGCACTTTAGACATATCTTTTTCAGAAATAGAAAAAACGGTTTGATCTTTATGCACTTTACGTAGATCGTCATATTTTAATTTACTAAATGGATCACTAGTAATATATTCGTCGTTATCATCAATATCATCTGAATATAAATTAGATCCACTTCTTCCACTATTCAACATTTGAACACCTTTGTAAACCGAAATAGATTGTGATTTTTCTTTTATTTTTTCTAAAGTTGCATTCATTTGTCCAATTGTTTTTACGTGATTAGTATCATATAAAGCTTGTTGGTTAGTAAACCATTCGTTTTTCATTGGATCTGGTTTTTCTCTCATATTTTCTTCGAATAAACTATTGAATGTTTTATTGAAATTTTTTTCAACACTTCTTTTTTGTATTTGTTTTGCAATTTCTTTTTCGTTCATATCTTTTTCAAAAACTTCGTATTTAATTTCATTTTCAGTTGGAACAATTTGAGAGGTTTTGTTCTGATTATCATAATACTTCACTACAATTTCAAAAGCTTTTTTATAAAATAAAAAATAAGAAGAAGAAAGTCCTGATTTATCTGGATGCATACTTAATGTTATTTTTTTTGCTTGTTTTATGTGTTCAGTGGTAATATTTGTTTTAGAAGGAATTTGTAAAAGAGAAAATATCTCATCTAAAGAATATTCGTGAATATCTAAATGATGTTGCATTCTGTTATTTATGTTATCTATTGAAAAAACATAAATATATTTAACGAAATATATTTATAGATATATGTCGAATCTAAATTCAAATCTAATTATTACTGAACTCCCAACTAAAAAAGTATTTCATGAAGCACTAGAGACAAATCCAGGAATAATTATTATTAAGTTTGGTGCGGAATGGTGTGCTCCATGTAAAAAAATAGAGACACATGTAAAAATACTAATGAATAAAATGCCAAGTAATGTTCAAAATTATATTGTAGATATTGATGATAGTTTAGAAATATATTCTTTCTTGAAGAATAAGAAAATGGTGAATGGAATTCCAGTTATTTTAGCTTATTATAAAGAAAACACTTCTTATATTCCAGATGATATAGTTATAGGAGCAGATGCCATAAAAATTAATGAATTTTTCGAGAGATCTTATAAAAAAGCACTAGAATAAAATAAGTGTTTATTTATTTTTTTTGTTTTTTTTTGAAACATTCAATTTGTTTTTTTTATTTCCACCATGTATTTTTTGATCGGATGTTCCTCCAGATTGATTTGTAATTGGACTATTTTCAGAAACCGTAACATATCCTAAAGTCACTGCAGTTACTGCAAGTAAAAAATAAGTAAATACTTGTGTGTTATTAACAGAATAATAAGGAAATAAACGATAGTCGGGGTAATATGACGAACCAGAAGAAAAAATAGGCTGACGATTATTTACATTAAAAAAACTATAATTTGTGCTCATAACTATATATTATCCAAATAATATAATTATCCTAAATAAGTTAGGATAAATAATTTAATAATCTGCGAATAAAAACATCTATTATCAATATATAAATGGCAATTATTTCAAAATACATTAATTTTCCAGTATTTATCCTTAGTTTTGCATTTGGTATGTTTGCGGTTTATGTAACAATGCCAGATACCCGTAAAATAATGGTGTATCCTTCTCCAGATAATGTAGATTATATTCAATATAAAGATCAAGCTGGTAATTGTTTTCATTTCCGAGAGAAAAAAGTGAAATGTCCTGCAAAAGAAAGTGAAATATCGAAAACACCTTTACAAATATAATACTATGGAAATGTTTTTTTCAAGTCATAATGTATAAAAAAAATGTTAAACATTAAACGAATGTTAAATACAGATTTAGGTAGATTTTTTATATCTCTTATTATTGGAATTGGTTTAGCCACTTTATTTCGAAAATCATGCACGGATAAAAATTGTATCATTTTTGACGGACCAGTTATAAGTGAAGTAGATGGAAAAATATTTCGATTTGGTGAATTTTGTTATAAATACGATTTACATCCTATGAAATGCGATCCAACCAAAAAAACCGTGGAAATTCAAGAAAAGTCAGATAAAGATGAAGATGGAGGAATACCTAAAATTCTCAAACCTCAAGCACCAGTGGATATGTCAAAACCATGGTTTTAATTCGTTATTTTTAAGTATAAAACATACATATATAATGTATATTTTATAAATGGATTCGGTAACTAGAATTTCCGACTTACCTGAAAATATAACGATGGTTTCTAAACCAGCACAACCACAGAATCAACATTCATCTTATGCTCCGATTGATGCACATCCAAATCCTTATGGACATCCACCACCAAGTGTCCCTTCTTATCCAACCCCTTCTTTCCAACAAACACTACCACCAAGAGATATGCCTAAAGATCCAAGTGTATATACGAACGATGAGCAAATCCAAGCAAATTACATTCCTCCATTACCTGTAGTTTCTATGAATATTTCGAATGAATATATGCAGAATTATGAAAAAGAAAAAGAAAAAGAATGGAAAGAACATACCGAGAAAAAACGAAAACAATCTAGATTTGAAACTATCATTGAAAATAGTCAAATACCGATTTTTGTTGCAATATTATTCTTTATTTTTCATATGCCAATTGTCAATAATTACATATTTAGAAAATTATCTTTTTTAGCGATTTACGATTCTGATGGAAATTTCAATACTTACGGTTTACTTTTGAAAAGTGTGTTATTTGGAATATCATTTTATTCTTTTTCTGGTATAACACAATGGTTAAGTGAAATATAGTTAGATATGTGAATATATATAAATAAATGATCAATATACACTATAATATGTGTCGTTTCATAAAATTAAATAATACTATAATAAATAGTTATCAAATTCATAATATTCAAATAAAAAATAAAAAATATTATATACAAATGATTCCAACTATACCACTTACAACAAGACCTACTATTTTTGAAGTTTGCCCAGAAGAACACCCAACCGAATTTAAATATTTAACTAAATGGATAGATCGATTATATTTTAGAGAAATATAGATCTAATCTCTAATTTAATCATTGAAATAAATACCGCGATATTTTTCTACATATTTATCTGGTATACGTGTTTTTCCAGCGAATAATTCTTGTATTCCATCCAAAGTTAATGGTGTTCCGTTCATATCTGGATCAGTTTGTCTTGTTAGACAAGTGATGATGAAAAAGAGAGAATACATTCCACATTCTGTATTACTTTTTTGATGTTCCACCACTACATTATCCATTACTCTTAATTTTCTATTATTCAATGTTTTGATAAGGTAATATTGCGATTCTAATCTTTTCATTAATGTATTTACTTCTGGTGGCATTTTTTCTTTTGTGCTGTTGAAATAAAAAATAAAAGGATTTTTATCTTTAATATCCATAAAGAGAGAAACCCAGTGAGTTCCTGGTCCATCTGATGTATCTAAATTAAAAATCACACCGAATTTTCGTTTTCCTCGTCGATATTCTTTTACAATATTTAAACTACAAAGTTCTTGCCAAATACATTTCCCATTCTTAATTTTATCAAAATCAATCGGAGTAGGACCTAGAAATAAAAAATCAGGATTAGCTTCTTCATATTGCTGAATCACAGCATCAATATCAAAATTCGACAACCATGCATTTGGTTTACTTTTCCATTCAGTTGGTTTAATTGGCGAAAATAAATTTTTTTTTAATTTATCTTGTAGATACTTGTTTGGAATTTTATTCAACCAACATGATTCACGATCACATTCTGGAATTTTTTGATGAAGTTGTTCCCATATTTCTTTTGGTTCATTTGATATTATTTTTTTATTTATATTGTGTGTATTGTATGCATCTTTTAAAATAATAATAGATTCTTTCGTAAAACAAGAATGATCTAAAATTTTATTTTTTTTAGTTCCAGGATGACAATTCGTTTTTTTAAATGAATGGATTTTTCTGCTAAAATTACCACCATTCCTTTTTCTTTTTTTGGTTGACATTGTTTATTATAATATATTGATATAATAATAAATTTCGAATATTATTTGTTTAGTGGTTTACTTATTTTACCTATTTGGAAATATTGTATAAGTGTCGACATTTTCACAAATGCACAATTAGATGTATTTGTAAATATATTTTCATATTCTGCCAAACCATCATCATTATAATAGAACCGGTATGGTAATATATTAATGCCGTAATTCACGATAAATCTTTTTAAATCTGATTTCGTTGGATTGTAAATATTAAGAAACGAAAAATCTGGAAACGATTCTGTAAATTGAATACTATTTTTTTTACATGTGAGACAATTCGGATATTTAACTATAACTCCACTATTATCAATGACAGGTGTTCGAATCGGTAATTGTAAAGTCAATGAATTTGCCATCATATTTAATCCTTTAAAATCAGAGACTGTTTTGTTAAAAAATCGACGTTTCATATATTTTAAAATACTGTTGGAATCATCTGAATATTTTTTATTTAATAAATCGGTAAACATTGGATCTGAATTAAAAGTATCTGCAACTAACATCACATTTTTAGTAAGTGAATTAGATATATCTAAAACCATATTTTGATATAATTCAGGAATATTCGATTTTACTCGAAGTTGGAGAATTAAAGGATCTCTTGGATTTGGAACAGAATAAAATGCATTTTTAGAAATAATGTTAAAAACATCTGCTAAATCTAGAGTATTATTGGATTCGGTTTGATAATTACTAGTAAAACTATTTCCATTTGAACTTACTGAATAACCTACAACCGGTTTATGTTTTGTTTTTTCATCGGTCATTGAATAAATCTCAAAATCTAAAAATCGACATCCTCTGTTCATTACAAAAAGAACCATATCTAAATCCATCGCATTTTTACCATTATATGCAGTATTCCATGATGCTTTAATAAAATATTGGTTTACAGGTAATATTAATGATTCAGAATCTGTCATACTTAATGGTGCTTTAGCTATAAAAGATTCTAATTTTGGTAGTTCTTTTTTATTTAATTGGATACGTCTTATAGATAAACGATATAAAATGAGAAAAGCTATGATAATAACACAAAATAATAATATTTTTTTATGAAACTCCATTTAATAAATTTAAATATGAAAAGAAAAGAAAAATATATAATAACAACATAAATATTTTTATATGCCAGGTGGATTATTAAACATCATTGCATTAGGAAATGCAAATATATTCTTAACAGGAAATCCTTCTAAAACCTTTTTTCGTGTAACTTATTCTAAATATACTAATTTTGGATTACAAAAGTTTCGTATAGATTATGATGGGGTTCGTGATTTACGATTAACTGAACCTTCTACTTTTTGTTTTAAAATTAAACGTTATGCTGAATTATTGATGGATACTTATATAGGTATTACAATACCAGATATATGGAGTCCAATTTATCCTCCAACAGAAGATACAGGGAGACAATGGGCATCTTATGATTTTCGATGGATAAATAATTTAGGCACAAATATGATTAAAGAAATCACGATTCAAGTTGGATCTTTTATTTTAGCTAAATATTCAGGAGAATATATTGCAGCATGTGTCGATCGTGATTTTAATTCAGAAAAAAAAAAATTATTCAATACAATGTCTGGGAATATAACTGAATTTAATGATCCTGCGAATGCATTTAGTCGAGCAAATACTTATCCTTCTGCATATTTTGATATAAATACATCCGATGTAATTGGGACAGAACCGTCTATACGTGGCCGAAAAATATATATTCCTATTAATTCTTGGTTTACTTTAGATAGTAGGTGTGCTTTTCCTTTGATTTCACTTCAATACAACGAATTGGAAATATATGTGACATTAAGACCGATTCAAGAACTTTTTCAAGTTCGAGATATTTTTGATACAACTAATACTTTTCCATATATTCAGCCGGATTTTAATCAAGCTAGATTTCAAATGTATCGATTTCTACAAAGCCCTCCTTCCGGAGATACTTCAGTAGAATCTGGTAATTATACAAACCAAATAAATAATTGGAATGCCGATATTCATTTAATGACTACTTATGCGTTTTTATCTAAGGATGAAGCTAAGTTATTTGCAGGAGAAAATCAGATGTATTTAGTAAAAGAAGTATTTCAATATCAATTTGATAATATCACTGGGTCTAATACAGTTTCTCTCACATCTAATGGAATGATTTCAAGTTGGATGTGGTATTTCCAAAGAAACGATGTATATTTAAGAAACGAATGGAGTAATTATACAAATTGGCCATATAATAATTTACCTTCTGAAATTCAAATTGCACCCAAAATATCTAATTTATCTAATTTTAATTATTTAGGCCCTTTTATAAATCTAAATAATGTTAATACTGGATTATATACTACAGGAAATTATAGTGCAGATAATCAAAAAGAAATAATGCAAACATTTGCTATAGTGTTAGACGGAAAATATCGTGAAAATACATTGACATCTGAAATATTTAATTATATTGAAAAATATACTAGAACCAATGCATTTGCTCAAGAAGGATTGTATTGTTACAATTTCTGTCTAGATACCAGTCCGTATACATATCAACCATCTGGTGCTATTAATTTAGGTAAATTCAAGAATGTAGATATTGAAATAACCACTTATGTTCCACCAATTAATAGCTCAGGTGCTACATTTCAAGTCATTTGTGATGGGAATGGTGCTCCAATTGCCACTAATAAATCTAATTGGAAATTATATGATTATAATTTTAATATGACTTTGTTTGAAGAAAGATATAATATAATATCTTTTATAGGTGGAAATTGTGGAACTTTATATGCAAGATAAATATGTGCTATTTTATATATTTTTTTTATAGAACCGTTATATAATGCAATTAAATAATAATATACAAGAAAAAATAAAAAGTGTATATAATAAAAAAAATTATAAAAATATAGAACAATTCCCCATTTTAAAACATCCAAATAATTTAGAAGGTTTTGTTGGTAAAACTTCTAACCCAGCAAATGGACCAAGTATGAAAGATTATTGGAATGCAACTGGAGATATATTTACAGGTGATTCTAAAAAGAAAAACAAAACTAATAATAAAGTAGATAATACCGCAGTTGCAGAAGAGTCAACTACATCAGGTAACCTAAAAGCGGAGGAAATACAATTTAAAGAATTAATGAAAGATCAATATAAAACTACTAGTGATTCAACAACTGATTTATATAATAGTATAGCAAGTGCAGATTTATCTACTGCATTAACAGATACTAGTAAAATAAAAGCTGCAGGGGAAAGTGTAAAAGATTTTATTATGGGAGATAATAAAGAAATATCTGTAGGAGGTGAATCAGATAAAATTAAAATTATAAAAAATATGATTTTGTTACCTATTAATTTTATTAATAATATATTTCTTTATTTTTGCATCGTGATTACTCAATTATCTTATAAAGTCCCTCCAATTGGTCCGTGGGGTAATATGTTAAAACCATTAGATACTCCAAATTGGCCTTGGAAATTAAATTTAGATGTTTCTCCAAATGATAATTTAGCATTAAATAAAGATGCGAAATTATATGATCCAAGTGGAGCATCAGTTCCTGTTATGGATGGAAATATTCCAGCAGAGACATATTATGAAAATCAAAAAATATTATATGATAGTAATATTTTATTTGGTATTTTTACACAGATTATACTAGTTTGCGTTACATGGGTTATTACTAATAATGCTTATTATTATATTTTTATAATTACTCCAGAAATCCCTTACAGAATAATAGAACCCTTTAGTAAAATTGATAATAAAATAGAAGTTTCAAGAGGATTTGGAGCAATTATTTATACGATTGTAAATACTATTTTTTGCACACCATATGATGTCATTACCGGGATACTTCATATGCTTCGAATAATAGAATTTTCAAAATCGTCACCTTTTTATGGATTTCGCGAATTAACTTATATTTTATTATTTTTAATTATTTTATATTTTGTTCTAACCTATTTTTGGGATATGTATAATAACTTAATGGACGATTTCTTTTCATTTAAATATGAACCATTTTTTTTTATTTTTATTATTTATGGTTTGGTTTATCACTATCTTTTTATTAAAATAGTAGATGAAAAACATGTAGAAGCTCCAAAAGGTCTATATATAAAAAAAGGATTGTCTTATATGACAATCATGTCGGCATTCGGTGCAGGGTATCCAGTTATTCGAATTATGTTTTTCTTTTGGTCTATATTTATTTTCTTTGGACTACAAGGATTTGGAAATGATACCTATGATGATATTTATAAATTGAGGTCAAAAGATGATTGTGAATCAAATAAATTTAATTTATTTAAATTTATAAAAAAAGTTATTGTGTTTGTATTTCCTTATTTTTTTACATTTGTTATATTTGTGTTATTATTATCTAATTTAAATTACTTAAATTCTCAACCAACATTAAATTCAAATAGTTCTTCTGGAATGAAAATTATAGTGACTTTTATTTTTATAATTATATTTTTGTTTTTTATTTTTTCAATACTAAATAAATATATTCTAGTAGATAAAAAAACTGTTGTATTTGGAAAATCATTTTTAAATGAGAAAAACGAGCTGGATAATATCATTAATAAATCTACAACCATGAAAACATATGAAAATTTATTAGAAAATACAAATCAAAACACAGAACAAGGTCAATCAGATACCCAAATACCGACTGATCCAAATCAACCGGCTCAATCAGATACTCAAATACCTACTGATCCAAATCAACCTGCTCAATCAGATACTCAAATACCTACTGATCCAAATCAAGTATCTGAAAATCAAACCAATCCTCTTTATTTACAACTATTGAAAAATAAAATAGAAGTCTTAAAAAATAAATTGAAAAGTATAGAGAGTGACGAGGTTGTTAATAAACTAATACCTTCTAGTAAAAAACAAAAGTTATTCGAATTAATAAATACGATCGAAAAAATAGAAAATAATCCAGTTATAGAAATTATTTTTCAAGTTCCATTTGATATTAAGAATGTATATACTGTTATTTTAAATAAACTAGACACTGATACGAAATTATCAAAAGAAACAAAAGACCAAATTCAAATTTTTGCAGATTTCTTAAATCAACTTATTTATTCCAAGATAGATGAAAATATAACAGAATTTGTCAATGACTTAATTGAAATTGATCCAACTAAAAACACACTAGAGTATATTACAGAAGTGGAACAATTATTTAAAACGAAATTAGAGTTAATTCGAACTAAATTAGCTGCTATAATAAAACAAGTATATACATATGAAATAAATATCATAGTTAGTTTTACTCAAATATATAATACACCTGGTGTAAGTGCATTCTTTATAGAAGCTGAACCAGAAGTTGGAATAATATGCAAATTAACTAGTTTAATTTTTGTAAAAGAAACAAAAGCAAGTATTTTGAATGCTATTACAAACGCAAAAAATGTAGTTACTTCAATTATTCGAAAATAAAATATATAATTTTATCACTAAAAATATATATATAAATATTATTTCGCATATTCCATAATAAATATGACAAAATCAAAACCAGCGAATAAATATCCGTATGTAAGTGTATGCACCCCTACTTTTAATAGAAGACCTTTTATAAAAACCATGTTGGAATGTTTTCGAAATCAAGATTATCCAAAATCAAGAATCGAATGGATAATTGTAGATGATGGAACAGATAAAATACAAGATTTAATTCTAGAATCCAATATTCCTCAAATCAAATATTTCCCTTTAGAAAAAAAACTAGCACTTGGTGCTAAACGAAATTTCATGCATGAAAAAACAAAAGGAAGTATTCTTGTATATATGGACGACGATGATTATTACCCTCCAGAAAGAATTAGTCATGCTGTAGAAAAACTCCAAAGTAATCCACAGGCATTATGTGCAGGAGCAAGTGAAGTATATATTTTTTTCAAACATATTCAACAAATGGTGCAATTTGGTCCATATGGTCCGAACCATGCAACTGCAGGAACTTTTGCATTTCGTCGTGAATTATTAGATCAATGTAGATACGAAGAACATGCAGCTATCGCAGAAGAAAAAGCGTTTTTGAAAAATTATACAATTCCCTTCGTTCAATTAGATCCTTTGAAATCAATTTTGGTATTTTCACATGAACAAAATACATTTGATAAACGTAAATTATTAGACACTCCGAATCCCCAATATCAAAAAGTAAGCGATAAAACAGTCGATATGTTTATTCGTGGAGGAGAAAAAGAATCATTGATAAAAAAATATTTTCTAGAAGATATTGGACCTTTATTAGATGCATATGAACCAGGGAATCCTAGTTATAAACCAGATGTATTAGACCAAATAAAAAAGATTGAAGCAGATCGAGATAGAATCCTGAGTGAAATGCAACAACAACAACAAGGACCTGGACAAATCATGATTCAAAATCCAGGAGAAGCTCCACGTGCATTAAGTAGTCAAGAAATCATTCAATTAATTCAAGGTCAACAACAACAAATACAATTGTTAACCCAAAAAAACGCAGAATTAGAAAAAACGATTCAACAGATGAAATGGTAATTTAGAATTATAATATATATAAATCATATTTTTGTATATATTTAATGGGTTGCGATTACTATATAGATAAAGATTTGATTCTTTTTTTTCATAATGATTCTAGTAGAAAATATATTCAGTTAGAACATAATCGAGGGTATTTTTACGATATAAATATAGATTCAGATGATGAAGATTATGCGCGTAGACAAGAAGATTCAGAAAAGGAACAATTAACTCCAAAAATGAAACCTATTCTTATTTATGAAAATAATAATTTTTCTAAACCTATTTTTGAAGAAAAATACAAACAGTTGATTTTACAGAATTTACCGAAAGATAAGACCTGGACAGATATTAAAAAAATAATGAAATCAGAGAGTAGATACGAACGTGATTAGAAAAAGTCTTTATCGATATGTTGTTTCAATATCAACACATTATCCAACATGATTTTCAAATCCATTTTAGTATCTGCTTCTTTCATATGTTGATGTTTATATAAAATCGCTTCTTCTAAACGATGAACTGAATTTTTATACGTTATTATTTTATCATTCCATCCATTTTGTTTTGCTAATAACATCCAACCTAATTTCTCAAACATACCAACATACCATTTATGAAGTCCATGATATGTATGTTCATGTGGAACATATGGAATTTTTCGGTTGTTTCTTTGTGTTTTTCGCATATTAAAAATAATATATATAATAATTATACATTATTTTTACTTAACTATTGACAACTATATCTTGATATAAATCCTAATTTCTCAGTTGGTTATTTATAAAAGAACCTTGACACATTCCAGTTATTGGATTTCTTTGTTGTCCCCCAGCACATGGAGCGAGGTTAAGTTTTGGCTTAGGCTTACTAGCGCGTCTTTTACTTCCTCCAGTAAATAGCTTCACTAATACCAGTCCTAGTCCTCCACCTTTACTACTTCTACCCCCTCCTCTATACCCTTCTATACCGTTTTCTTGTATTTCTCCACTGCACATATTATACAATAAACGATTTTGTAGATAGAACATACCATATATTATTGCAAGTATAACCATATTAATATAAAAATACATTGGATACTTCTTTTTATATGCAGAATAACCAGTATTAATAATTACCAATAATAATAATATAAATCCGACAACTGATAAAACATAAAAATATAAACAGTATTCTTCACTAATTGAACCATAAATATAATCTAAATCATAAGTCATTCTATATATTTTGAGTGATATAATTATTGAATACACTAGCTATTCTGAACATTTAGAGGATAAGTAAATATTGAGTTCCATTTTCTAAAATAATATAAAAATTAACTTATTCGTTAAGTTCGTCTTCCCAATCACTTTCTTCCATTTCTTCTAAATCACCTTCTTCTGAAATGTCTTCTTTTTTCACATTTTTATCTAAAAACCGATACATTCGTTTTATATCTAAAATATCAACATCTTCTTTTCCTAAATGTTCTTGGATCTTTTCTATCCAAACCATATTTTTTAATGAATTTCCATACAATAATCTCAATTCTTGAAAAAAAGAAACTAAATCATTTTTATCCATATTCATTTTTTGACATAATCCATACAAGAATAATTGATTGTTATATTCCGTTGAATATTTGGTCAATACTTTTGTAAATTCTACTTCATTTAATGAAAATTTATTTATATGATTTGGAAACGTATCATGATACAATTTATTATTATAAAATGTTTTTATTAAAGATCCCATTTCATTAAATTGCCAGATTTGACTTTGAAAAGTGATACGACTAATATAATCTGCAAAACACATATTTTCTAATAAAGTAGAATAGAATGGAAATGCTTTTTTAGATGACTCTTTTGATAATGGATTAGCTATATTTTCATGCCATAATAAAGCTACAGTTGTTCTATCTGTTTCATTCATAAAATGAATATGATCATCCATGGATATTTTATTATTTAGTAAACGCCATGTGATTTTTTTCGCATCTTCATTAAGCATTTTTACATGAAATATATTTTGAACTGTTTCAATTGTCAATAAATTTGGTTTTTTTTTCCATAAATTAGATAAAAATAAGATTTTTCTCAAATCTCCTTGGATATATTCATGCATTTTTTCCTGCATATTTTTTTCAAAAGAATGAAAAGGAGGAATACATATTTTTAATAAATGATCTACTTGTATTTTCGTTGGAATTTTCAGTTCAAATGTATAACATGCTTTCATTAATTCTCGGATTTTTTTATCATTTTTATGATTTCCAATACATATTATAGGATTCAGTGTCGTATTTTCTGTTTTTTGTTTTTTTGTTTTTTTTTGTCTGATTAATTTAATTAAAGCATCAATTCCCCCTTTATCACCATTATTCATACCATCGATTTCATCCATTACTATAGCTATTTTTTTCACTCTTCTGTTCATTAAATCTAAGACGTTACGATTCGATAGATGATTAGAATCGATTGTTTGAAATAGTGATTTATTACGAACATCTCCAGCGTCATATACGATAGCGTCATATCCTAATTCTTTTAATAATTGCACTATAAAATACGATTTCCCAGTTCCAGGTGAACCATATATATAAATCCCTTTTTTAAATGTAGTTTGATTACATTTGGTATCGAATGTAGTTAAAATCGTTCTAATTTCATTGACTATATTTTCTCTATCGAATAATTCATTTATAGGCAACACATTCATTTTTATTATTTATAATATTGTTATTGTAAATAATAAAGTTTTTTTATATTTGTTTCTAACGAACGGGATTGTATTCGTATTATCTACCAAATTTACTGAAATCACTTCCTAATGGCATATAATTAGAATTTCCTTTACTTGGCATTGCCCCATATAAATTAGAATTATCTACATTTGATCCTTTATTTTGAGGCAATAATTGATTTGCTGCAGGTCCTCCATAGGAATTTGAATATGCAGAACTAGGTCCTTGTCCTTGTCCTTGCCCTTGCCCTTGCCCTTGCTCTTGCTCTTGTCTTTTACCTAGACTCATGATTCCGCCTACAATTTCTTTTCCTAGTCCAACAGTTCCTCCTACAATTTCTTTTCCTAGTCCAACAGTTCCAGAAACAGTATCTTTAGTTAATCCAACTGCACCTTTAACTGTATCTTTTCCTAAGTCTACTGCACCAGAAACACCCTTTTCAGTTGTATTTCCAATATCCGAAATTATATTTGCGGGTTGATTCACTACATTATTTAAAACACCACCTATTGTATTTGCACTTTTACTAATAGATATTCCATCTCCACTATAATTATAATTACTATTACCATCTAATGGAATCTTTTCATGTCCATTTACAATAGAATTTCCATTTGTAGTTTGTGTTCCAGAACCACCTTTACCTCCACAGTTACTACATGCTCCAATAGATGGACAAGAAGGACAAGATGGGCATACTGGTGGCACAATCTGAGTTTTCATAATATAATCATCTGAATAATTAAAATTAGGACTATTTGGGTTTTTATTTAGACCTTGAGTTGACCAATAATAAAACCATTGATAATAATCATTCATCATATCTGGAGAAGAATTTGGAGGAAGATGATTATAATTAAAATTGGAATTATTTGGAGGTATATGATTATAATTGAAATTGAAATTGGAATCGGAATTGTTCGAGTTATTGTTTTGATCATAATCAGGTGAATTTTGAGATTCAGGTGGTATAAAATTAGAACTTCCAGGTTGTCCATCGGTCGGTCCAGAATCTACTCCCGAACTATTGAATCGTTGTGTATTTATAAATCCAGTATTTTTAACAACTGTAATCATTCTATTATCACCATTTGTTATATATAAAATCATAGTGTCTCGTTTATTGTTATATTGAATCCACGATTTAAATGGTGTATTCACTAATTTTTGTTTTGAAATATCTCCCTCTTGAATTTGTTCTCCATTTTGATTAAATAATTTTAATTTAGGATTATCTTCTTCTATTTCTGTTATAATTAATAGTCCATTTTTATCATCATAAAATACATTTTCATTCAACATATATATCATCTTTACTTTATCATACATTTCTACTATCACATACGTATTTATAGCTGGACCAGTATTATTTGGGTCTGGTAGATGAGTTGGATTCGGATCTAATTCAATATTATCATTAGAATGATATTGTATAGAACTTTTGTTATTTGGGCCAAACCAAACAGTAGCTATGTTTTTAGGTGGTGTAATATCTTCTCTGATTCCAAAGTCTAAAACATGCATATATGTGCTGTCTTTCCATGGTAATACAACCACAGCATAAACATTTGTATTTTGACAGCGTGTAATAAATACATATTCCTTATAAGAATTTTGAAATGTATTTTTTGAATCATTTATTGGAGGTGAACCGGCAGCAATTTCGTAGGTATTTACATCAGCTGCGGGTATAGGAGCATATGCTACTTCTATTGTTTTTAGACTATTGGATATGTGTAGTTTATTAATAATATTGGTTGATGGATTTTCCCCTACGATTGTATTTCCCGCAATATATGGACTTGAATCCACTTCTATTAAATTACCATTATCTGTATCAAAATAAATATTATCATAGACTAAAAACACATTTTTACCATGTTTTCCACTAACCGGTCCTGAATATTCTGGAATATATACATTCGTTAAAGGATTTGTTCCATATTTATAAGATACCATTCCTTCTTTTCCGGAAATAGAATTAAATTGACACCAATTACAGATTAAAATAGATACAAGCAACACTCCTAATACTATTAAAAATAATCCAAGTGCTGATATTTTATATGTTGCCATAATGAAAGATTCTATACTATTATATATTATATATTTCTAATAAAATTGAAATATAAAATAAACGGAATTCTTGTATTTATTTAATACAATGAATACATCACCAAATAAATACGGTCTAAATATGTTTTACCAACAAGACAAAATCGAAATTGGAATCGATGAAGCAGGAAGAGGACCGCTTTTTGGAAGATTATATGTAGCTGCGGTTGTTTTACCTAAAGATGGTTCTTTTGACTTCTCTAACATTCGAGATAGTAAAAAAATCACTTCTAAAAAGAAAATCGCAGAATTAGCAGAATATATCAAGATGAATTCTCTCACTTGGCATATCGAGTTTATTGAATCAACAGAGATAGATGAAATAAACATTCGTCAATCCGTTTTAAAGGGAATGAGAGAATGTATTCGACATATGTTGGAAAATTTGAAACAAAAAGATATACATATAAGCACAGATGTATTTATTTTGATTGATGGAAATGATTTTACTGGATATCCATTATTTGATGAAAATACAAATACAATAATAAACATTCCATATGAAACTATTCCAGGTGGAGATAATTTATATGTATCTATTGCAGCAGCATCTATTTTAGCTAAAACAGCTAGAGATGACTATATTCGAGAATTATGTTTAGAAATTCCTGAATTAGATGTGAATTACGGTCTATCTAAAAATATGGGTTATGGAACAAAACAACATTTAGACGGTATTTTAAAACATGGAATTTCACCATGGCATCGTAAAACATATGGTCGATGTAAAGATGCTAATTTAAATGACATGTTCAATTTGTAAATAAGATATTAGTCGATCTTCTCCAAATTCTTTCTTAACAAAATCACAAAACACTTCATATGATAAACCACACGATTCAATATTACAATCATTCCGTATTTTTTCTTGAATTTCAAGTGATTCTCTAATTCGGATACCTTTCTCTCCATATTTATGATAATAATGATATTTCAATAACTCTGGAAAATGAGTTTGCATAAATGTCGCAACACATTTATATTCTGAAAACCGGTAGTAAATAGAAGACAATTCCATGATTTTTTCTTGCCATTTATCTCCTCCGATTCTCTCTAAAAGTGTTTGAATTACCATATGATGAAAAATAAAATGATGTGGCACAAATGTCCCTATTGAAATAGGTTCTACCGTTTCTAATCCAATTAATTGGTGAACAGATCTGGCATATTGTTCTTGATTGAATTGATTTTTAGCGGTTTCTTGTAATATTGCAAACCGATATTCTCCAGATTCTTCATCATAAATATCCCATTTCAATAGTGGAATTAAATCTGCATCCCAAACCACAAACGGATCTGATAAATTAGGAATTTTATTAAATGCATCTAATTTTATTATTTGTTGAAACCACCATCCGAATTCTCTCGATTTTTCATCTATCCATGTATATTTTCTCTCTAAATCCTGTTTTTTAAAAATAGTTTCATCAATTAGTATAATATCAGTTTTTCTCTTTTTCCAAAAAAGAGATTCTTCCATTATTTCTAAAGTAGAGAGAATATCTGTGATAATAAATACCGTTCTAGGATTGTAAAACGATACAATCCCTTCTACGACTGTTCGTAGAATAACATTGTTTTGTTTAACTGGAATTACAAAATCCATTTTCGAGAGAAACGGTATTTATATGTTTCTAGAAAAAAAGAATTTCATAAATATAACATTTGAATACATCTTATATTTTTATTTTTTATATTAGTATATATTATATAATTAGAATTGAAATAATGAATAATAATAATAATAGTGAAAACCCATCTATATCAAAAGATAAATATCCATTTACGCCACAACTTACGGAAGAAGAAGAATCAAAAGTTGATGATGATGCGAATAAGAATAATGGTGATGTTATTGACGAATACGTATTACATAATGATGATGATGATTTAAATTTAGATTTAGGATCTGATGATGATACTGTTAACAAATTAAAAGAATTTTCAAATAAAAATGCAAAAAAAGAAGCCAAAAAAAAAGGAGGTAAGAGGTCTAATAAAAAAAGGTTTAGTAAAAAAAGGTTTAGTAAAAGAAGACTTAGTAAAAGAAGATAAATATATTAAATTATATATGGTAACCATAATCATGAGACAACACTTGACAGAAATTTATTTTGGATTATTACCTATTGCACTTTTACCATGTTCTACTTTTGGAATGTTCAATGGAATGCGTTTTGGATTTGAGAGTAAAGATCCTGTAGATTCTTTTTGTCAAACTATTGGACATACAAGTATTGGTATGATTACTGGATTTATGTATCCGATTTCTTTACCTTTTTTAGCTGGATATGTCTTATTAAAAAAGAAAGAATAAGAATATTTCAAATAAAATTGAATATATTTATCTAAATAAAGTAGAATAGATAGATATATAGTATGAATAACACAGGATTATATCGTGATTCTTGCGATAAATTTTATACGAATCCTTCCGTAGTGAAAATATGTATGGAATATATTCGATCGACTATCATTATTAAACGAGAAGATATTATTATTGAACCGAGTGCTGGTAATGGTTCATTTATATCTGAAATAGAGAGAATATCTAATCATACCTTCTTTTATGATATAAAACCTGAACATCCGAAAATATTCGAGTCTAATTTTCTAGAAGTAGATTTAGATATATTGAGAGAATTTGTAGATTGTGAAAATCGTAGGAAAATGCATTTTATTGGAAATCCGCCATTTGGAAGACAATCATGTATGGCATTTTTATTTATTAAAAAATGTGTGCAATATGCAGATTCCATTTCATTTATTCTCCCAAAAAGTTTTAAGAAAGATTCTATGCAACGACATTTTCCTCTATATTTTCATTTAGTATTTGAAGCAGATTTATTAGAAAATGCATTTATAGTAGATGGAAACGTGCATGATGTTCCCTGTGTATTTCAAATTTGGGAGAAGAAAGAATATATTCGAGATATTCAATTGAAAATAGATCCAAAAGGATTTGTTTTTCTCAAGAAAACAGATATTCCAACTCCTGATATTTCCTTTAGACGTGTTGGAGTAAATGCAGGAACAATTGATACTGACTGGCAAGAAAAAAATGTGCAGTCTCATTATTTTATTCGGTTTACAAATGGACTGGATATTACAGAAAATATTCGAAAAGTTCAAATGGCAGTCTTTTTATTTAATAATACAGTAGGTCCAAAATCCATTTCTAAACAAGAATTAATTAGAGAATGGAATCAATGTTTGTTGAATTAAAAATTAAATGAAAAATTCTTGAATTCGTTGTTCTAAACTTTTTAAATAACAAATCGTATTTTTTTCAAATCCTTTTTCTAAAATTTTAAATGATTTATTTTTATTACTTTTCAACTCAATAAAATAACAAACAACCCCCATTAATTTTACATTAGGTAGATGTTCAAATGGATCTTCCAAAATATATTTAGCTGCACGATTTGTTTGTTGTCCTCCTCCCCAAAGATCTACTTGATTCATTCCAATCAATGTTTTATTTTGTATTTTGTCTATAATATACCAATCTGGTTTTTCTTTGGTAGGTGCTAAGTTACAATTTTTCTCAAATGCTACTTCATAAATATCAGGGGATAATTGAAAACTCTCGATTTTTTCTCTGACTATTTTATTGAAATATTCTCCACGTTTCTGTCCCTTTAATCCAGGAGATATCATTTTCAGTAAATATTCTTCTAATATCGCTTCTCTTGTTTCTGTTGAAATTTCGACGTGTTTTTCTAAAATATTAGATAAGGTATTCACGTTTTTTTTCACGGATTTACTGTTTCGATATACTTCTAATAAAGAGGTATCTGAAAGTTTTTGTGCAGTTTCCAGACAAAATTCAGAAGAGATGCGTTGATTAATATCATGTAACATTATATTCTGTATCAAAAAGAATGGTTTTATGTATTTAAAAAAACACATAAAATATTTTTCAATTTTTTTGCTAAAATATATATTACACCGACCAAAAAGAAAAATGAGACAAAATTAATATAAAATAAAAAATTAAATTACTCAAATATATTTTTAGCGATATTTTTGAGTAATTTGTTTTATAAAAATGATTTATGTAAAAAATGTTTTACACGTATCTTCATTATTATGTTTCAAACATTCTAAATATTCTGTATGTAAAGCAGAAACCTGTTTAGGTTCAGGTTTTTGTTGAAATATATTATCGATTGCATTTATAGCTATAGAACTTCCTGCACCAAATGCAAAACCAGAAACTACATTAGACGCAATATCATTTGCTATATTTGATTTTGTTGGAATATATGTGGGTGCAGCAGGTGGAGGGATTCCTGTTTTTTCAACAGTATTTTGTTTTTTATTTCTTGGCATTATAAAAAATAATAAGTATATATTTATATCGTTTTATTTTTATTACAGTGTTCAAATTCATACATATTTATTTTTGATCGATGTAACTGATTAATTTATCTGATAAAGAAGGATTATAAAAAAGTGATTCGAACCATTTTAAAGGGACAGTTATGTATTTTGTAGTTCTATCATAAGTGCTATATCCGATTAAAAATTCATTTGCCATTTTCTCAAATCCTAAAGCATATTCCACTTTTTCTCTTTCAAATGTAAAATAACGAGTATATCTACTAACCTTACCAGTAATAGAATCTAATGAGACAATAATATGATAATAATAACGACGATCTTCATAAGAAACCACATGGCATAAAAACCAAGTCTCTCCAATATGATCCATTTCTACTCCATTACAAGACCCACGAATATTTTTGAAAAAAGGGAGAGTTTCATAAGAATGAAGTGTAGTAAATACATAATTATCAACTTTTCCAATGGTAAGAGGAAACCATTTATAAATCATTTTGTTATCAGAAAAAATCACCCAATTCTTTTCAACCATATGTTGTCCTTCTTTTTCCAAGAAATCATCATCATAAGTTGAAAACGTTTCTAAATTGATTTTTCCGTGTTCTACTACCATATTACCTGCTTCAATACCACGATTGGCATTATATACAACAGTTCCGTTCTTTAGAACAGATAAACGGACATCTTCTAACCCAATATAATAACCATCTGCTTCTGTTTTATATTTCAATATGGCTTCATGAATTAGATGCCATTTTTTTGTTTTTGTATTTTTTTCTAATACTGCTAATACATTAATTGTATGAATTGTTCCTGGATTTTCATAAGAACCATTATCATTGATCTTGTAATTCACAAAACGGACATTAAATAACCATTTTTTATCTGATAAAACACAGAAGGAAGGAGTGCTAGAAACGAATCCTGGATTGTCGATTAAAATGCTTTTACCAAAAGATTCTAAGATTTGAGGTAATCCGTGTTTTTGTCCTAGTTCTGTTTGATGATCTCTCGCTTTTTCCACTGTAAATTTATAATTACTAGTAACATTATTTAAAATCCAGTTCTCTAAATGAGAATCACTTAATACTTTCATATTGACAACATTTAAATCGAATTTATCCAAATTCACATAATATCCAATAATACTTAATTCAAAATCCAATTTATAATCATATACATCTCTTTGCATAAATAAGTAATCTCTTTCTGGGTGATCTTTTCTCATACGATCGGCAACCATATAAAACATATAGGCAATTTGGTTTTTACCAATATATCGATAATATTGTATAATTTCATATAAATTCTCAATACGGTTTGGCCATGCCTGATAAGCATCCATCCATGCACAAATCGCTTTTTCCATCTGTTTTAATTCTTTCCAGCATTTGCCAATATTATAATGACTATACCATACTTCTTCTATCCAACCACCAATTTCAACACGTTTTCGATAATATTCGATAGCAGCTTCATATTGACCAGCGTCTTTATAACTATTTGCTAAATAGAAGGTATATCGATCATTGTTTGGTAGTTCTTCTAGTCCTTTCAATAATAATCGAATATCTCTCAAAAATTTATCTTGTTTTGATCCTCCATCTCCAATATCTTTAATAAATACTATATCTCTTTCTAATCTAGACTGAGTAGCATTTTTAGGAGCATCTACATATTCATGAGTTACACCCCAGTAACTATATCCCATACGATTACGCACAATTCTAGTATTTTTATAATAATATGTAGACGAACCTTGATAAATATGATACGAATCTGAAGTTAATGACTTTTTAAAAATATCTGAAGAGATTTTTGGATTTTTCCAGAAGATCATATCTGCATCTAACAATAAAACGTATTCGGCATCTATTTCTTCGCATGCTTTTAATGCAAACGACCGATTATATCCAAAATCGCGAAACGGTTCAGTTATTACTTTTCCTGGAATGTTTTTCTCTTGAAAAAAGTTTTCAATCATCGAAATAGTATCATCTGTGCTTCCTGTATCACAAATACAAAACGTGTCAACTACATTTACTACCGAATTCAAGATACGTAGAATAACTTTACTCTCGTTTTTCACAATCATATTAAGACATAATCTTGGAATTGTCATGATGATACTTTATTAGAGAGAATATTTTGTTTTTAATTAGTTTTATACGGAAAAATATTTATTCTTTTTTTGTTTTTTTTTACTGGTTTTTCGTATTTTATTTCGTTTATTTTGTTTACTCTTCTTACCCCCTTTTTCTTTATATTCCGCTATTTTTCCAAACTCAGGAATTTCAATGGCTTCTATCAGTTTATCAATTTCTTTTAGTTTTTCTTCGTCATTTTCTTCTGAAGTATTTCCTTTCATTAATTCAATTTCAAAAATAATTTTAGATTGAAAATGTTCCTTTATTTTAATATTATCTTCTTCAATTGAATCTAAAAAATCGACTAATTTTGATTTTGTGGTATATTCTTCTACGATTTCCTTAATATCTTCTTCAATTTCCTTAATTTCATCCTTAATTTCATTAATTTTAATATCTTCCTTAATTTCATTAATTTTAATATCTTCTATTCTTTCTCTTGTGTAATTTTTGTCTTTATCATCGTATAATATTTTTTTAAATATTTTATTTTCAAACTCAATAAATTTAACAATTATTTGTCTTTTATCTAATACATCTTTATATTTAATATCTGTATTATTATCTATCATCGGTTGAAAATTTTGGAATTCATCCATTTCATTTGAAATTATAATATCATTTTTAAGATTTTTTAGTTTTAGAATTAAATTTTTATATTTAGCATCATAATAATCAATCGCGTTTATATTTAAACATTTTTTATTTTTAGTAAATTTTAAATATTGTAAATATCCATTTGTGCAATTTGTTATTTCTTTTAATAAATTTACATATTCTTTAAATTCAGATATGGAAGATTCGACTAGTGAATAGCCGATATTAAAAATGTTAGTTAATTGATCATTTACTTTTTTTATAAACATTTCTTTTGTTTGAGAAATATCGCCTGATTTTATATCACTAAATACAATTGGAATACTTTCATTTTGTAGTGTTTTATTGAATTCAAATAGTTGATCATTTAAAATATCTTTTAATAATTCTACCATATTCGTAATATTTTTAATAACCAACGTTGTTTTTTGTATTAATGTATTTGTAATTGTCGAAATATTATTTATAAAATTATTTAAGAGTTCTATTGCATTTTTATCTATTTTGAGAAAATCATTTGAAATTTGTGTATACACTTTTTTTATTTCATTTACTTTATTTAAAGTATTATTCGTTATCTTACCTTTATCTAAAAATTTATGTGCTTGTTGAACACCAGCTACCATAAAATTAAAGGTTTCCTTTGATAAATCAATCGAAGAAATAAGTAGATCTTTAGATGTTTTAAATCTATTTCGTAATAATATTATAAATTTATATATATTTTCACCAGAATTAATAATTAAATTAATACTATCTATGAGATTTGTATCATCTGCAAAGTCTCCTTTTAAAATAATTAAATTTTTTATATTTGTTAAACTTGTATTTATATCCTGGAATTTTTTTTCAGCATTTTCAATAATAGATTTTGATAATTCTTTTTTTTTTGAAAGATTTTGTATTTTTTCACGATATTTTTTTATTATATTTATATCAAAATTACTCATATCTTTTATATTATAATGGTATATTATTTTAATATTATAAATATAATATAGTATATCTTTTACCTAAATATATTTTCTATTTATAAAATAACAAATGGCATTTACTCGTTTTCATGACGATCCAGCAAGAATACAAAAAAGTTTAGAAGAAACAACTTTTATAGGAAGATATCAATTAAACACACCAGGACCAGGTGAAAATAATCCATTTTGGGAAGATCCAAATATTCGATTACAACGATGGGGTGCGAATCTACATTATAATACAGTTGAATTAGAAAGTGACTTTAGAGGATTAACTCGTAAATTGAATCACGATTTACCTGTATTAAATGATTATAAAATGAGTGCATCTAATACACAAATGATTCGTGGATATGGATATATAAACCCATTTGTAGAAGAATCTAGAGCTACTCATCCTGCATGGACTTATCGAGAGAACGCGAGAGAAAGATGGGAAGAACCATGGTTGAATCCTCAATATGGTTTAGAAAAACCATTCCAAGAAAATATTCAAACGCGTATTTTAGAGAAAGATAATCATGTTCCAATTATACCAAATTACATGTAAAAAAAATCACATATAAAATTATATATTTATTATAATATTATAAATGGAATTTGTCATACCTTTAGTAGCATTGGGTGGATTATATATTGTTTCTAAGAATTCTAATAATGAAAATTTCACAGGTCAAAGAGGTATTGGTGGAGAAGAAAAAATAAGTGGATCTAGTGACTTTACCACTCTTCCTAACACCGATATTCCTAATAAAAATTATCCAAATGAAAACCCCGTAATATCTCAAGAAAACGAATTAACTTCGAAGTTATCAACTGTAAACCGTTTTGAAGCGCCTTATGTTTATACTGATAAATATTTCAATCCGAACCATAATGAATCTGCTGTTTCTTCTTTTTCTAGTTTAAATACTAGTCAACCTGGACAAAATAATTCAAATAATCCTTCTTATTCTAAAACACCTTATTATTCTCTTACAGGAGAGAAAGTAGATTCTTCTTATTTTAAACATGATAATATGGTGCCTTATTTTGGAGGACAGGTTCGTTCTCGAAATTTAGACGCAAACTCGAATGAAAGCACTTTAGACAATTATCAAGGTCAAGGATCTCAAATATTTTCTAAAGTAGAACAATCTCCTTTATTTGCACCTGGTGAAAATTACAATTATGCGTATGGAGCACCAAATAACAATGATTTTTATCAATCCCGTGTAAATCCTAGTTTAAAAATGTCGAATGTAAAACCATTTGAAGATCAAAAAGTTGCACCTGGATTAGGTTTAGGATATACAAAGGATGGTATGGGTGGGTTTAATGCAGGTATGGGTGTGAGAGAAATGTGGATGCCAAAAACAGTAGATGAATTACGAGTCAATAATCATCAAAAATCATCGGAACATCAAATGTTAGGACATGAAGGTCCTGCAATTTCGAATATCACTTATCGTGCGGATCATGCACCAGTTAATAAAAACAGACAAGATACTACTTTTGAAATGGGACAAGAGCGTTTATTTACAACTTTAGGTATTGAAACTGCTCCTACGTCTCGTGGTATTACAATTGAAAAACATATGAATAGACCTGAAACGCACGCGTCTTATGCTGGTGGTGCAGGAGCAGCAGTAGATGGAACTTATAATACAGGCGAATATATGGATTCGAATCATATGGATCTAGGGCCAGTGCCTTATGGTATTGCAACATCTAAAACAGTTGGAACAGATGCAGATTATGAGAGAAAAAGTAAATTTGCATATCCAAACAACCGAACTGCAAATGACCAAGAAAATTATTTTGGAGCAGTTGGAGGTGCTATTGGTGCAGTAATTGCGCCATTATTAGATGTTTTACGTCCTTCTAGAAAAGAAAATACGATTGGTAATTTACGTCCATATGAAAATGCACATACTCGTAATTCTTCTTCTTATTTATTCAATCCTGCAGATAGGTTAGGAACTACGATTCGAGAGACTACTGAAAATAATAAATTCATTAATGGCGTGAATGCAAATCAACATGGAGGAGGATATTTATCTACTCCATATCAACCTATCCATAATGAGAGAGATACTACTAATGTTTATTATGCAGGAGGGTCAAGTGCTGCAGATGGATGTAAATTACCGAGAACTTATGATGCTGAATATAATCAAAGAAATAATGATATTAAATCTTCTACCATTAATGGACGTATGGTTCCAGGAAAAATGGATTTGTTTAATGCAGATATAACTATGCGAAATAATACGATGGATAATGTATTGAAAAATAATCGAGCTATAACTGTGACAGATGGACCTAAAAAATACTATTCTCCCGATCAAATGGGTATACAAACTGGAGGAGATCAACACTTATATCAAAATATCCAAATAGATCGTAATTCACCCGAGATTTTAGATGCTTTAAAACAGAATCCATATAATCTCTCTATTACAGGTAATCAAAATAGTCCATGGAAAATAAGTGCGATTGCTTAAAAAATTGAAATGAAATACTTAATTATGTAAGTATTTCATTAATATAAAATGGAAGAATATCCAAATAAAGAAATATTAATTCATCTATGTAAATCTTTCGAAGATCAAGAATTATTACTAAATGCCACATTTATGGGAAAATGTAGTATTATTTATAATTGTAATGCACTAGGAGATATTTTGGAAGATGTATTTTATCCTATTATTAAAGAAAAATTAGACGATTTTGAAGAAGGACCAAAACAAGCATCTCCTGATTATTATGGAATAAATATGTTTGAATTCGAGCAAAAAGTATTTATGAAACGTCCTGGTTTTGATATTGGAAATTTTACGAGTTATGTAAATATGTTATGTAAAGAAGATGGAGTATTTAAAAAAATATTCAAAACAAAATATTTGGTTTTCGAATACAATATTAATAATGATAAAATAAAAATTATTAAATTTCATTATTTAAATGTATATAATTTGGTTGGTTATTCTGGAAAAACTCCAATTACTATGCAAATTAAAAAAAAAATGTGGTATAATATAAGACCAGATAGTGTTAATAAATGGTATTCTATAGAAAAAACACCGCAATTGTTTATTGATAAAATGATTGAATGTATAAATCTATGTCCACATATTGAAGAAAAAAATAGTAAAATACTATCTATAACAAATCAATGGAATGAATTAAAATTAAAATATACATTGTAATACTCCTTCTACTACATTCGGAATAACCATGTTGCCAAATAAATCATATTTATCAACATTATCTGGTAATTTATAAGATAATGGAAATCCGCATAACGATTTTAATTCATTATCAGTTAACTTTCTTATAAATATATCGTCAATAATAACTGCTAATTTATTACTATCAGTAGCAGTTAATGTAGGTGATATAGATGTAGGATCTAAAATATTTGTAATAGGAAAACTTAATTTACCTTTACATATATTATAACCGACTTCACCATTTTCATCATAAACTCTTTTTCCAGAAATTAATTTTTTTGGTTTTTCTAATTTTAAATATTTATGTATAACTAAATTATCCAACATTTCTTTCAAATTTACGTCATTCATAAATGTAGTTATTTCTTCTAATGTGAGAGGCATACCATCCATCCAATCAATATTTTTTTTTTCAGCCCAATGTTTTTTTCTCCTTTCTGTCATAATCTTATTCATTAAATTACGTTCATCTATGGTTAATTCTCCATTTACACCTATATCCCAAGAATGAATATTATTTTGACCGCCACGTTTATCTTGCATTTTATAACCAAACAAAGGAGTTTGTGCATGTAAATCTAAAATTTTCTTCGCAAAACTAGATTCAATATCTGTATATTTTGAGTTATTGTCTAATAAACTAGATAATTTAGAATCTGTTTGAATATATTCTATTTTATCTAAATCCATATTTTTTTCTAGTGAACATACTATAAACACTCTTTCCCTGTTTTGAGGAACGCCAAAGTTCATTGAGTTTAATTTTTTATAATTTACAAAATAACCAATACTATTAAACTCGTCACAAATTCGTTTTAGTGATTTTCCATTTTCTAAATTAATTAGATTTGATACATTTTCAAGTATTACATTTTTTGGTCTTTTTTTTTCGCATATTTTTATAATTTTAAAAATAATACTACCTCTATCATCTTGAAACCCTTTTTTATTTCCTGCAGAACTAAAAGGTTGACAAGGAAATCCAGCACATAATAAATCAAAATCCGGAATTTCTTCAATATCTAGATCTAAAATATTTGTTTTTTTATTATTCTCGTTAAAGTTTAAATTATACGTTTTTAATGCATCGTCTTTAATATCTGCAGAAAATACACAATTAAATTTATAATGATTGTTTTTTTTCTGCATATTTTCTAATGCTATTCTAAATCCTCCTATACCGCAACATAAATCAATATAATTAACCACTTTACAATTATCTAGTATTGTCATTTTGTTTTCTAATATTTCATTTATTTTTTTCGTAACTGTTTTTTCAATAATTTCTTCTATTTTATTTTCAAATATACATGGGTTTTTTTTGTTTAGGTGAGTTGTATAATGAATCTTTTGATTAAATTCTTTTCCACATTTTAGGCAATTATATTTAACCATATCTTGTTTTTTATTATATATATCATTTTATTTTTAAATCAATTATTTAGTTATTTAACTAAAAATAACTAAAATTAGTTAATCCATCAGATTATTCATAAAAAAATCATTTTTTTTTAAAATGTCATGAAAATGATCAAAATCGTCTAAACTCATATTATGACAAGCCACAATTTCACTCATATTTACTTTATGTAAGTGACATGGCCATCCTTTATGATTACAATTAAAAAACATGGTATTTAATTTAACGATTTCTGGTTTTACTAAATTTTGTAAAAAATAACTAATTGCAACATCACATGCGGTAATTAATTCCATTTTATTGTTCTCTTTACAAATACATATCCAAATATCTGTTAAACTAGCTAAATAAGGATATATTTTTTTAAAACAAGAAAAACTTAATAGAAATCCAGGACCTCCAGAATGATAATAATATGGAGTATTATGTATAGTTCTATAATCCCCGTGACCACCTATATATAAATCATCAGTCGAAGTATAATTGGTTAATAATTGATCTAGTTTTGGAATATTTATATATGTATCTGTTCCACAACATAACACATAATCACATGTATAATTATCATAAATATATTTTAAACCTAAATTCTGTTTATAAGAAGCTGATAAATAATCATTCATGACATTTGGCAAAAAAATACAATTCTCAGATTCATCTTCTAAATCTACCACTTTTTCCTCTCCAAGAAAGAAAAGTATTTTTATAGATGTATTAGACGATTGTGCCCATGTTTCTTTTATTTTCATAATTTCGTTTTTATATCTAGGAATAGTTGCACATCCAAAAATAGAAATAATGAGTTTATAGTGCATATATACATATAGATATTTTGAAAAAAATATTTATATATTTTCAAGGGAAAAAACTATTTCGTCTTCCTATAAATCGTTTTCGAACAGATGTATTAGTAGGATAATGATTAAATATACCTTCTTGTTTTATACCATAACTAGTTTCAGAATCGTTCATTTTACTTTGCCAAAATGTTTTTTTTTCTTCTTTAATTTCAGATTCTCTACCAACTGGAGAAGGATCTTTAAATAAAACATCTTCATCTGATCCGGAATCATTGAAATCCTTTATTTCTAATGCACTGGTTTCTATTTCTTTTATTAAAACGTTTACATAATTATCAAATGTTTCTTGAACCAGAGAAGAAATAGGTAGATCTGGAAAAGATAATATCTGTTCGGTTTTTTCTAAAATATCCCGTTTATATTTTTCAAACTTTTCTCTCTTTTCGACTAAACTATTATATTTATCTGGATCATTTTTAGATAAGTATTTACGATAGTTGGTTTTATTTGTGAATAGTTCCAGGGTTAATTTATCTACATTATCCATTTTTATTTATAGTTTAGTGATAATTTTCTTTTCGTTTTGTTTTCGAATATAAAATAATATCGAATCAATATATATCTTATAAAATATGGGAACTGTTTCACCATTTGGATTTTCATTTTCAGTTGCAGGATTACCTACCAAAATTACTAATTTAGGAGGACCTTTTCAAGGATATTCGCCACAACAAACTATAAATAATTTTAAAGATAGTAATGATGTCAATACAAGAAGAGAATTGAGAAAGTCATGGAATACTGCTTATGCCAGAGGAAATGTAAATGGACTTAATCGAATTATTACTCCTTTCCGAGCAGTCACCAATACTGGTGATTTTTTAAGTAGACCGAATTATGTTTGTGGAGGACCTAATCCTGCTAATAATACACATGTAGGATACAAAATTAGTTTGGGAGGAATCATAAACAGTTGCGATAATACTAATATTCCATCTAGTTCATGTAATGTAAAATTCGTTCCAGATTCATCTGATTATACAAAATACAAGAGACAAAGTGCATTCAATCAGAATTACAATGATCTTAAACATGGAGGATATAATAACTCATCATATACTAATTTAACGGCGATTCGTTCGTAGGAGTTAAGGAGTGGGTAAATATAAAATATTCCAATAGTATAATATAAACATGGAAGACGATATTCGTATTATACAAAATATGATTTATGAATTATTTACTTTTTATCATCGCATGATTATGATAATAGTAGAGAGAGAAGATATTCATTTAGGATCATATTTTCATGATTATATAAATGGCAACATTACTAAATATAGCCAAATACAAGAATATATTCGATTCCTAAATGATATTGTTTTTTATATAGAATCCGGAGAAGAAAATACGAGAGATCAAGACATGGGGTTTATTAATTCACAATTATTAGAACCCGAATATATTAAACATACCTTTATTCCTGTTTTGAACTTGAAATTATCTAAATTGAAACCTGATCAAATAAAAAAAGAAAATTTCGCAGAAATCATCAATTCTGTTTTTTTTGAAATAAACGAGAGAATATTTCAATATGATCCTTTAGATTTATTTCAATTATTTTTGAAAAATAAAGAGGATTTAGGCGAATTAACGGAAGAAGTTAATTATTTATATCAACAAAATCCTCAGTTTTACGAGAGAAAAATAATTGAATATAAAACGAATCCAAAATCATCTTCTTTGAAAAACACGAATACTACGAAATTAGAAAAATTTATTTATTTAAAAACGGACAGAATCTATGAGAAAAATATTCGTAAATGGGTTCAGTATATTAAAAAGAAAAGACATCAATTAAAAGAATATATCGCACCATTACCGCGAGATTTGTATCAAAATATTTCTATTATGATGGGTGTTCCAGAAATGTCTAAATCTCCTTTACAATCTAAAAAAAAATCGAAATCAAATTCGGCGAAAAAATCGAGAACACAACGTGCTCGATAAGAAAAAAATAAATAATTTTTATTTATTTTTTATGATTTTAATCTAATCTAATTCAATCTAATCTAATTTAAGCACTTACTACTTTCTTGACAATCTTTTTTATAATTTTCTTCTTTGGTGCTTCCGTTACAACTTCTTCTTGCTCTGGTTCTGGTTCTTCAACCTTTTCAACAACTTGGACTGGTTCTGGTTCTGGTTCTTCAACCTTTTCAACAACTTTGACTGGTTCTGGTTCTTCAACCTTTTCGACAACTTTGACTGGTTTATTCACAACTTCTTTCTTTACTGGCTCAAATTCTTGATCGCTATCTTCAGTATAAGAAGATGGAGGTTGCACTTTAACTGATTCTGGTTCTTTTCTTTCTATGGTCTCTACTTCTTCTTCTGATAATTGAATATGACATTTACCAAAAACACTTTCCATTAATTGAGGTTTCACTACACATTGAACCATTTTCCATGTAAGTCCCCAACCTTTTCCTCCAATCCAAATTCCACCACAAGCAATGACAGATGCTACATTGCTTTGTTTAGGAACTAAATCAATTGGAGATGCTAGATTTGGAGATGGAAACAATAGATTCATCTTAGTATCGTAAACTTCTACTTTCCAATCATCACCATATTTAGGAACTTTTGGACGAATAGAAGGAGCACGATTATAATCAGTTGTTTTGGTATCTTTGTTTTTAGGATATTTCAAAAATGGAAAGAAACCATATTCTACAATTTCCCTGGATTGTTTTTTACCAAACCATGCCTCTGAATTGGCTACTGCATCTACGATTAATTGTTCTTCAAAATCTTTTAATTTTTGTAATGCTAAATCTGTCTCGGGAGTTGCATATTCCGCATTAGGAAAATTCAATGACATACTGAATTTTCCGTCGGATTCACCTGTTTTCTCGTCTGTGAAATCAGTTATTCCCCAAGTCATCATTAATGGCAAGGTTAAATGAATGGAACGATTAGTCTGATTACTAATCACATTGATGGATTTACCACCTTTCTCATTCACTTTAGGTGTCATGTATTTCTTGGAGGATGGATTCCAATCAGACATTTTAAGAATAACAGGAGAAGATTTGCTATTGTTTGACATTTTCGATATTGGTTGATTGATTTTAAAGAGTCTAAAAGATTTGATAGTATATATACTTATTTGGCTTTATATTGATTGATAAAATATTTATTTTACAAACTTCAATTTTTTGAGAAATTCAAAAATATTTTCTATAAAATCTACATTTCAAAGGTATATTCTTTAAAATTTAATATTTTCATTAAAAAGAGGAAATACTTCTTTATCGTGACTTATAATAATAATACATTTCTTATATCTCTTAAAATCAACAATTAATTCTAGGATTTCTTTTTTTAATGCAGGATCTAATGCATTTGTTGGCTCATCTAGAATCAAAATTTTAGAAGGATTTACTAGTCCTCCAATTAAATTAATCACTTGTCGTTGACCACCTGATAAATTTTCACCGAGAGATCCTAGTTGAGAATTCGTAAAAGATATATTACGATACAATTCTTGTATTTTTGGATATTTCAAAATTTCTGCTAAATGTCCATTACAAGCATCGTAGTCAGTGCATCCATATAGAATATTATCTACTATTTTTTTATCAAATAATTTAGAGTTTTGATTTACATATGTAATATTTTTACGAATATATTCAGTGTCTACGAGATTTATATCTTTATTATCTATTAATATTTGTCCACTTAATGGATGATATAATTTCAAAATTAATTTTGCAAAAGTAGATTTTCCATTACCAGATAAACCAGTTATTCCAATAATTTTATTAGTTGTATGAATAATTAGATTTTTACTTTGAAATAAAATATTTTCACTACTTTCATATTTAAAACTAACATCTTTAAATTGGATTGTATTAAATTCTAAATTTATTGGATCGTAATGAATTTCTTGTGTTTTTAAATAATCTTTTTCTGTATCTTTGAAATACTTAAATACAGATCCAGCTCTACCTATAAATTCTATAAATTGTGGTATCTGTTGTGTCAATACACCCATTTTTTCTTTATAAAGAAGTAAAATGGTAAAGAAAGATATAAATATAGTTACATCTATTTTTTTCGTAATTGTTAAAAAAATTAAATAATAAATAGAGATAAATAAAATTAAATATATTATAATTGTTGCATTTAGTTCATGGTAATTTTGGGCGTTAAATAAATTATAAGCTGCTTCGGTTGCTTTATTTCCACGTTCCCAGAATATTTCAATTTCATTATTTGTTTCTCCTCTATAAATGATTTTATCTATATTATTCAATATATCGACTAAATATGATTCATTATCGATAATAACTTTTTCATATTCATTATTATATTTAATTAAATTTTTTATATCTGCAAATGTATATATCAATAATAAAATATTAGAAATAATAAATCCAATACCAAATACGATATTTTTATAAGTAAAATAAATACAAATAATCAATAAAAAAGTCAAATATGGAATTACATAACTGATAATATCATCTAAAAATATATAACTAATAGCAGAAACTCTATTTATAGGTGCGTTTAATTGAGTAAAATTAATATCGCTAAAATTTTCACTGTTCACTTTCATTAACATTTTTACAATACTACTTCGAATCCATTGTCTTAATTTGGTTATGAAAATATTATGATAGATATTATAAATAAAATTAATAATAATATAAAAAACAGAAATTATTACAAAAAATTTGAAGAAAGTCCATACGTTGACATAATCATTTTTTTGTATTGTATTAATTATATTTGCAGTTGTATAAGAAATTCCACCAGATTGTAAAATACTAATAATAAAACTACAAAAAACTAATATAATAGTATTGACATATTCTTCTTCGAAAAATTGTCTAAATAAATAAAAAATAATATTCATTTAATTTATATTATTCTTTTTTTTATTATAAATACTATATATTTTTATTATATAAATAATTAATGATTATTATGAACAATCATTGTATTATAAGTTTATTATTGAATATCGAGCAAAATATTATTCAATATATTGATATGATTTTTAAGATTGTTAATTCTAAAATATTCAAAGAAATAAAAAAAGAAGACGATATAAATATTGATTTTAATAAAAAATATATTTATATCTAAAAATACTTAAATACGAAAATATATATAATGCATATAAGAATACAAAATGGTTCGTGCATCTGCTAAGACTTCTTCTACCTCCATTGAAACTCCTGTCCAAACTCCAGTAGTTGATTCTACTCCTACCCCTGTCTCTGCTCCAGTAAAGAAGGCTTCTAAAGCTAAGAAGTCAGTAGAAGAGACTGTTACTACCCCTATTGTCTCAGTGGTTTTGCCAGTAGTTGCTGAGGATTCTGCTGTGCTTGCTTCTGAGGATGCTTTAGTTGATAAGACCACTTTATCGGGAGCTCTTCTTGCAGAAATCGCAGAGTTTAACAAGAATTTTCAAGTATGGAATAATTATGGAAATGCATTGAAGATTAATATTAAGAATATTACTAAGATCTCTTCTAGAGTTTGCAAGAATGCGGATAAGTCAAGTAAGAGAAAGAAGAACACCAAGTCAAAGCCTTCTGGATTTGAGAAGCCAACTCCTATCAGTGACGAGCTTGCTATTTTCTTTGGAAAGGAGCTTGGTTGTCTTATGGCTAGAACTGAGGTCAGTAAACAGATCCACGACTATGTCATGCAACAAAAGCTACAGAATGCTGCTAACCGCAGAATCATTCACCCTGATGCTAAGTTGAAGCAGTTGTTAAATGTTAATAACGATGAACTTACCTACTTTAACCTACAAAAGTATCTAAAGTTCCATTTCAAGAAGGATGTTCCAGTTGTTCCTGTTGCCAAGGCTTAAATATATACACAAAATATAATAAATAAAATTTTATTATATTTGTAATATTCAGTTCTATTTTATATATAAACAAGTATTGTAAAAGGATAAGATATATATTTTCCTAAAAATTGATCTTTTTATAATCTAGAATATTTTGTATAATTATTAATTAAAATATTTGTCATGATGATTTTACCTTTAAAATTGAGAGAAAAGAATGAGATAAAAGAAGAGAAAGTATTACTCTCTCGCATCCGAGAATTACCAGAAGTAATTATTTCCAGTGTATATCAATATATGACAGGAAAAGCGAAATTTATTTGTAATAAGAAATATGATTATTTGGAGAGAAACGTGAAACACGATTCTAAAAAAAAATTCGTGTTTTGGAAGTCCCTAAATACCTTTTTCGATAAAATAGAAAAAAAACAATTATTGCGATATTTATATGAAATAATTTTCCCTAATCATACATCTGTAATAGATCGAATATGGTATCATTCTAAAGAAAATGATAAATATTATACTGGAAAAGATTTATTGATATTATGGGAAGAAGATACAATAGATATTGGTTATTATGGTGAAACAAGAGAAGGTTTTAATAATCATATTAAAGTGAGAATAATAGATGCTATTTATCATTATATTATACGGTCTTTTGATGTATATACTTACTATAAAAAAATGCATATGTGTAATAAATATACCAATACCTTAGATTACCACTTGATTTTTGATAATATCGATAATATATTTCGGTTATGTAAATCAATTGAAATTCTCTCTTTTGAAAATAAATAAAACATTAAATTTTATTTATTTTATTTTTTATTCATAATTTCTATTTGTTTTTCTCTCGATTTCTACATTATTCATTTTGAGTTCAATCAATCTCTTCAATTTTAGCAGAGAATTCTTCTTCTTTTGGTGGGACTGGAACTGATGAAGAATTCTCACCAGCTTCTGGTTCTGGTGTAGATGCAACCGCAAAAAATGCTTCCAATTCTTTTTGTTTTGCTAAATAATCTTCTGTTGTAGCAGTATTTGCATTTTGGTCACACCAATCTTCTACTTCTTTGATCTTCGCCTTCTTATCTTCGGCTAAATCGGGAGTATTACGAATACTGTAAAGATAAGAATCTAATTGATTTCTTGCTTCAATCTTCTCTCGAATTGCATCATCTTCATTCTTATATTTCTCTGACTCTTCCACCATTCTCTCAATTTCTTCTTTACTTAACCTTCCTTTATCGTTAGTAATTGTAATCTTCTCACTCTTTCCTGTAGATTTCTCTGAAGCAGTGACATTCAAAATTCCATTTGCATCTAAATCAAACACCACTTCTATTTGTGGCATACCACGAGGCATAGGAGGAAGACCTTCTAATTGAAATTTACCTAATAAAGTATTATCTCTCGTTAAAGCACGCTCTCCTTCATATACTTGAATTAGAACACCAGGTTGATTATCAGCATAGGTAGAAAAGGTCTGGGATTTCTTGGAAGGAATAGTAGTATTTCTAGGAATCAATTTTGTCATGACACCTCCTGCAGTCTCTAGACCTAAAGATAAAGGACAAACATCTAATAATAACATATCGGAAATCTTTTCATCTTTGGATCCGGTCAAAATAGCAGCTTGGACTGCAGCACCATATGCAACACATTCATCCGGATTAATCGATTTACATAATTCCTTTCCACCGAAAATTTCAGAAAGCATCTGTTGGATTTTTGGAATACGGGTGCTACCACCTACTAGAACCACCTCATCTATTTTATTTTTTGGTATTTTCGAATCTCTTAGAACTTGTTCTACAGGTTCTATTAATATTTTGAACAGATCATCGCACAAATTCTCGAATTTAGCACGAGTAATAGTTGTAGAAAAATCTTGTCCGTCATGTAAACTATCAATTTCCACGGTAGCAACTGTAGCAGATGATAGAGTGCGTTTTGCTTGTTCACATGCCGTTCTTAATCTTCTTACTGCTCTCTTGGATTCCATAATATCCTTCTTGTATTTTCGTTTGAATTCCTCTGCAAAATGATACATAATTCGTGTATCAAAATCTTCACCCCCTAGTCTGGAATTTCCAGAAGTTGCTTTTACTTCAAAAACGTTATCGTCTATGTTTAAAATTGACACATCTGTAGTGCCTCCACCGCAATCAAAAATTAAAATATTTCGCTCCACATATGACTTCTTATCTAGACCATATGCAATGGCCGCTGCGGTTGGTTCATTGATAATTCTTAATACATTTAGCCCAGCAATAGTGCCAGCATCTTTGGTTGCTTGACGTTGTGAATCATTGAAATAAGCAGGAACAGTGACAACAGCATCTTTCACTTCTTCTCCTAAATATGCCTCTGCAATCTCCTTCATTTTTACTAAAATCATGGCACTAACTTCTTCTGGTGCAAATACCTTGGTTTCTCCTCTAAACTCGACTTGAATAAATGGTTTATTTTCTTTATTTACAACATTATAAGATAAATGTTTCAAATCTTCTTGAACTTTAGGATCGTTATATTTTTGTCCAATTAAACGTTTGGCATCAAAAACAGTATTATTTGGATTCGATGCAGCAGAAGATTTGGATGCCTCTCCAATCAAACGTTCTTCCGCAGTAAAAGAAACATAAGATGGAGTGGTTCTATTCCCTTGATCGTTTGCAATGATTTCTACATGATCATTTTGCCAAACGCCAACACAAGAATAAGTTGTTCCTAAATCAATACCAATCGCACGTGTCATATATACTTTTTAATGCATTCTCTCTTTATATCGTTTAATAAACTAAATTGCCAACAATGATTTAAAAAGCACCTATTTGGTGCACTTTATTAAATCATTATTGGTAAAAACTGTTTTCATAATGTTTTTTTCTAAAAAAATTGATTTTATTAGAAAAAACGAAATAGATAAAACATAAATTAAAATAAAATATGTCTGAAAAACGTCATCTTCCTCTTGGTGCAATAGATGCAGAAACCGGTGAATATGTAAGTCCCTCTTCAGCAAATAAGAAAAATAAATATTATTGTCAAGGATGTGCTAAACCAGTTATTCCAAAACAAGGAAAAATAAAAATACATCATTTTGCACATTGTAAATCCGATTCACCATGCACTTTTTATTCTAATCCAGGTGAATCTGAAATACATAAATCTGCTAAATTGTTTATGAAAACTCTACTGGATAAAAAAAAACATATTATTATTTACCGTCCATGTAAATATTGTATATATCGTTCTAATGACGGTATCCAAACGTTAGTATGTATTGAAATGACCGAAGCCGATTATGGTGAAAATGTGAAAGCGGTGATAGAACATCCTTTCGAATATAATTCTTCTAATAAAAAAGCCGATGTTGCATTAGTAGAGGGTATAGATGATATTGTAAAATATATATTTGAAATTGTTTATACCCATAAAACGAGAGAAGAAAATCGACCAGATGATATTTGGGTTGAAATAGACGCGGAATCTTTATTACTTGTTCAAATAAAAGATGATATTATCGAAATAGAATGTATGCGTGATTTTATTTGTGATGAGTGTGTAGTTTACAAAGAAATGAAAGAAAAAGAAAGAGAAGAAAGATTGGAAAGGGAACGAATAGAAGCACTGAGGAGACAGATCGAATATGAAAGAGAGAGATTTACTCGAGAAGAAAGAAGAAGAGAAGAACGTGAACAATATTTATTTGGAAAAGAAGAGGAGTATGAAATAGAGAGATTAGAAGAAGAGAAGCAAATAGAAAAAGATAGAATACAAGATGAATGGAGAAAACAACAAAGGGAAAAGGAGAGAATAGAAGAAGAGAAATGGAGAAAACAACAAATGGAGAAAGAAAGATTAGAAGAAGAGAAAAGAGAGAAAAATCGAAAGATACTCCAAGAAATAGAGAGAATAGAAGAAGAGAAGCGTCAACTAATAATTAAAAAAATGCTGAAAGGAACTATTGTAAAGTCCAATGAAGAACTAATAAGACAACATTTACCATGTGATTGTGGTATTCTTATGAAAAATATTTGTAATTGCGAAACCCCTGATTATGTGCTAGATAAACCATCTAATATATTATATTGCAATAAATGCACAAATTGTAAATGTAATTGTTAAATAAACAACATTTTAGAGAGATTCATTAATATATTTTTAAATTATTTTTTGAAAAATTGACCGTTATTATTTATTTTCTGTTCGAAAATACATGAATATTTCCATATTGACACTATAATGACCGAAAAGAAAAAAGTCGCAAAGAAACCGTCATTTCCATCATTTCGACTGTTTGATTTCCAAACTTTCGATTACACTCCCACTTCTTCCAATAATTCTTCTGAAAATTCCAAAAATTCAAATAAAAATAATTATACTAGAAGAAACCAAAATGATCCTCCTCCAAAAAAAAAACAACCTGTATTTTGTATCGAAATGTATGGAATTAATGAAAAAGGGGAAACTTGCGCTATAACCGTGGATGATTTCAATCCATTCTTTTTCATAAAAGTTGGTGATGATTGGACGGAAAAAAATCGCGTAGCATTTATAAAAGAGTTAGAAAGTCGTTTGAAATATGACGCTAATGGTATTTTGGATTCTGTTTTAGTAGATTATAATAAATTATATGGATTTTCTAGTGGAAAAAAATCTAAATTTTTACAAATAACCTTCCAAAATATGATTATTTTTAATAAAGTGCGGAATTTTTGGTATAAGAATGACGATGTTACTGATCAACGGAAATTCCAGTCAATGGTTTTTAAAGGGACTTCGTTAGAATTATATGAAAGTAAAATCCCACCATTATTACGTTATTTCCATATACATAATATTTGTCCTACTGGTTGGGTCGAAATCCAGAATTTCGCTACTCCCTCTGAAGAATGTAAAACTACTTGTAAATATGAATTTGATTGTTTGAAAAACGATATTATTCCACTTGTAAATAAAGAAACCCCTGTTCCATTTAAAATATGTAGTTTTGATATTGAAGCAAGTAG